GGAACAACAACATCTGTAACAGCAGTTAAATTAATTGCTCCACCAGATGTTATTGTAAGGTCGGTATCATCACCTTCGATCTTTTCACCAGTACCAAACGTTACACCTACATTAGCAGGAACAACAACATCTGTAACAGCAGTTAAATTAATTGCTCCACCAGATGTTATTGTAAGGTCGGTATCATCACCTTCGATCTTTTCACCAGTACCAAACGTTACACCTACATTAGCAGGAACAACAATATCATTAGTTGCTGTTAAATTAATGTTATTACCTGTTATTGTTAAATCAGTACCATCTCCCTCGATCTTTTCACCAGCATCACCAAAAGTTACACCTACATTAGCAGGAACAAAAATATCATTAGTTGCTGTTAAATTGATATCATTACCAGATGTTATTGTGAAATCACCAGTTGTAGTAATAGTAGGAACCTCTAATACACTAATGGACACGTCTTGTAAGAATGTTTGACCATTCACTGAAAGATCATTGTACAATTGAACAAATCCATTCACGGAAAGATCATTGTGTAATTGCATATGTCCCATAATGGACACGTCTTGCATTATTGTGTTTGCGCGCATTGATACATCACCAACAACAATAAGTTTACCAATTTTTGCCAAACCTGTAATATCAAGTTCTGCCGTTGGGTCGGCGGCGTTAAGAGAATAAAATTCATTTAATTCCTTTTTATTTGTCACTGCCACATCCGCAATATCATTGAGTAATTCAAATTGTTGATTTGAATTCGTTACAATAATTCTATTCAGAATTTCGATTGCAACAACAATCTCGTCTCTTAGAGCAGTTACACTATTTGTGTTGGCTGACATTATATATATATAATATATAATAATATGTATATTATGGAAATTACAATGCGAATTGCATTAATTACAATTTTAGGTATTTTACAATCTATTATGGCATTTTTTACAATCCGTATCATCATATCAAAGGTGTCTGGTAGTAATGAGAATTTTCTTTATTTCAAAGAAAAGAAGGACAACATTTATACTATTGCGCAAGTATTTACTTTCGCTACACTTCTTATTTTATTTATGCCAAATCAAGAGAAATTAGAATTTTCACCCAAAGAGATAAAGGTTATATTTACAGCAAGTGTTCTAGGATTAGTCAATTCTGTCACAGGTTAAATACTAATGTTGAAAATATTGGATACACGTTTCCTTATTTTTCGCGTATTTCTTGATTTAGGACGTTTTCTACGTGTTTTATTTTTGTATTTTGCTCTAGCATTATTATCTTCTGGTTTGTATTTAAGGAACCAGCTTTCGTATTCGTATGTTCCTTGTTTATTTTTCAATTCTTTAAATTTTATTGTCTTTGCTTGTCTAATTTCATCCAAAGACAATGGTTTACCATAACATTCAATACTGAAACGTTTTAATACACCTTTTTGTGAGAGTCGATTTTGTTGCTGAACATCAAACAAATATTTGGACATACATAATATTCTTTCAATGTCATAATAGGGTTTATTCGCATATGAAAATGCCAAATAAAATGAAAGCATTGTGTCTATTGTTGCTACTTTTATTGGTTTATTGTTAACATATATCTGATTATAACTATGGCAATGCATTGGTTTATATATCATAGCCACGGAATCCTTATCTACTAGGATTTCGTAGTGATCAGGTACTAATGATATAGAATGATCGCCAATTTCATCATGTTTTACGACTTTTACGTTCTTAATCCCTTCATTGTCTAGTCTCGATTTTATTTGCTGGGCAGCATCTTCGGGATTTTCGGACAGCACATCAAAATCGGGATGTTTAATGAATGCCTTCTTAATTTTATTATCCATATATCGCGAATACAAATAACTAGCATAGCCACCAAAAAATATATATTCATGGTCAATTATTGTATCTTTAACTATATCATGGATATGAGAGTGATCTTCCTTACCTTCAAATACACGTTGGAAATTTGAAACGTTACATTTTTTTGTATCAAGTGGAAAATTTTTATTCAATAAACTTAATCGTTTTAACACTTTTTCCCAACGACCCACATCACCTTTAGGTCTAGATAGTTCCAAATACATTAACATACGTAAAAAATCAGGCGGACAATATAAAATTTGTTTAATGGCTATGGCATCTCTTTTTAAATTCGCGAAAATAGGTTTGCTAATTTGAGTAATATCTGCAACGGGAATAAAATCGACAAATACCTTGTATGTACCGAAATGTACACCTGCTTTCGCTTCTACCTCGGTGAAACCTTTTTTGTAATAAATGTCAGCCAGCTCCTTTGCGTCTTCTAACGCATTTGAAGAGAAAAAATCATAATCAGGTATCTCTTGATCGTAATTATAAAACTGATCTTTTTTGGGTAAAATATTGTTTATCGCTGTTCCACCATAACAGATTAGTTTTTTATTTTTGATGAACTTTTCAACAATAGAAATAATCACACCAATATTTGGTCCCCGCACCTTTTCTATAGCAAGGCGTTTTTCAGCCACATCTACGGCATTTCTTAATATTTCTAATTCACATTCTGCAAATGACATATTTTTATCACACGTATCTTTCATAATAATATACATATAGATATTAAAATCATAATGCGCATTTAGATATCGAAATCGTAATAATCTTCTTTCACCTTCTCGGTTTTATATGTTAACTTGGGATCTTGAGTGATTGGTTCAGGAATGGTTACAGGTACAAAGCGTAATTTCTCTGGTTTAAGAACCAATGCCTTACCTTTATCATTGAAAAATTTGGTAACGTAATTCATATTTGAATCGACATTTTGATAACACATACATACAAATTGACATCCATAATTCAAGTGAATACCCGCCTTAACATTATTCGTCGACGATGATAAATCTGGCATAGTCAAAGACATATTTTTTTTATTGTATTCGATTAATTCGTTATGGTCTTGTGTGTATTCGACGTTATAATTTCGTAATCCACGCATAAACATTGAATTGGTAGCAATATTTATATATTCGTACAATTTGGTTTCAGTATACATTGTATTACTTCTATCAATCATAAATACAAATTTACCCATCAAATCTCTAATAGGTGCTTTTCCAAGATTCTTGCCTTGATACTCGTTACTATACGACGGACTTAACATGCGTGTAGAATCTAAATAGGTTGTAATATTCTTTACCATATTTTCATACATTGTTACATTTTTGCTTTTGATGCGCATATGGATAAACAATGGATCATTTTGTGTAGGCGATGAAGAACTAAATCCTGTATTATTCAACGTTTTTAGTACATCTACAAATGTTATATAGTTATATGTTTGCTTAACATGATAATCATCAATGGAAGACGTTGAAACAATTGGTTCGTCATCCATGGAATATATTTCAAAATCGAAACAACGCACCCCTTGTTTAATCACATTATGTAATGCACAAATGTCTACAAAGTTATTTTTAAAATTTCCAATTGAACAGCTATTATATGCTGATTTTACATAAAAATCGCGCAATTTGTATTTCATCCCCATATCACTATTTTGCAATGAACTGATTGGAGGCATATTAGAGTAACTATCTTCTAAATTATTACATTTCGATTTACGTGTTGTAGATAATATGTAGAGATAGAATATGATTAATATAATAACTATAAGCATGATTACAAATACTGACGTCATAATTAGCGACGTATTGTTTAACATTTTAGAAGTAATATTTTTCATCTTGTCCATTACTATAAAATCATATAATTATTCATTGAAAAGTTTTATAATATTATTTGAAAACATAGCCAGTTCGATTTCTTCCTCGTGAATTTCGTGAAAAATAGTGATGTATTTACAAATATATTTGATCAGTTTATATTTGGTCTCTTCGTTCGCGATATGATCGTGTATTTTTACATAGTCGAAAATAGAATCAAGAATATCCATAACACTAAAACCATCATTGTGGATATCAAAAAGTAATCTAATCGCTTCAATAAGATTATTTTCCTTAAGAAATGAAAAGTAACACCCAAGACGATCGAAATTGACGTGGCTGCACATTTGGTATATTGTATCATTGTTCACCTCGGTATTTAATAATCGAAAGCCTTCTAAATATTGTAACATAATTTGAATATTATTATCACATATCGAAAGGAAAAGTTTCATAGAACCATCTTTAAAATGAATACTTTCATTCGTAGTGATTGTTCCGCACAAATTTTCAATGTTTTCAGCTGTAAACACAGGGAGTTTTATGATTGTGAATCTTGATTGGATACTTTCTACTATTTTGAATACGTCACTTGTAGTTATTAAAAAATGAACGTTGTTTTCATATGTGTCAACAATACTTCTAAATACCTGTTGGCTTTGTTCATTTACTAAATCAAAATCATCCATGATAACAAACTTTTTCTTCCCTTTTATCGTACAATATGTTTGACAGAAAATTTTCACATCGTTTCGATAATACTGAATACCTTGCTCTCTTAGTGGATTAACGTATAATATATTTTCATTGATAGTTCGTTGATCGGAACAATTTCCAAAATATTGGTGCTTGATTACATTAAGTAGTGTTGTTTTGCCTGTTCCATGTGTACCAGAAATGAGAAGTTTTATTTTGTTTACATCAATATACATCTGGAAAATATTCGTGATATTTCCATAAAAATGAAAATCTTCCCATTTCGTGGGTGCATATTTACGGATCAGTGTTTCGTTCATTTAATGTTTTATGTTAAATATTATTTAAGTTTTTCTTCCTAATGTAAATAATGAACGACAATAAGGATCATTATGAAATTCTGGGTGTTGAAAAAACAGCAGCTCCAGATGAAATTAAAAAGGCTTATCGAAAATTATCGTTACTATATCACCCTGATAAAAATCCGTCTTCGGTTGATAAATTTAAGGAAATTAACGAATCTTACCAAATTTTAGGAGATGCTACAAAGAAAAAACAATATGATAGCATGCAAAATAATCCGTTTTTTGGTGGAAATGGATCAGGTATGTCTTTTGATAATATGAATGAAATGTTGAATGAAGACCATATCAATGATCTATTAAAACAAATGTTTGGTTCCCATGCTAATAACACACGACAACCAGTACATGGTGGTGGAATGGAGATTCCTCCATTTATGAGCTCTTTTTTTGGCGTTCCGCCCAATATGCAAAATATGTCCAATAAACGAGGTCCAAATATACGAATATTTAAAGGCGGTATGCAAGCGCCCGATTTTTTTAATAATGATCACCCCGATGACAATATAGAAATAGAATCAATCAATAAAACAATACATATTACCTTTAGACAATCGTATGAAGGCTGTAACTTACCCGTCAAAATTGAACGTACGATATATCATAATACAACACGATTGAAAGAGAGCGAAACAATCTATGTAGATATCCCACCCGGAATAGATGATAACGAAATCATCGAAATTCATGACAAAGGTAATAATTATCAACATAATGTAAAATCAAGTGTAAAGATCAAGGTAACTATTGAGAAACATGATATATTTAAACGCGAAGGATTGGATATAATTTATCACAAACAAATAACATTGAAGGAGGCTCTATGTGGTTTTACATTTGCGTTACCATTTATCAATGGTAAGACATACAACATAGCTAATACTAAAGGCAATATAATCCAACCAAACTTTATTAAGGAAATATCTACTATGGGATTTCATAGAAAAGGTACAAAGGGAAAACTATGTATTGCATTCGATATTTATTTTCCAGATAAATTAACCGATGAACAATATGATGCGTTAGAAAAAATATTGTCGTAGATTTTTTTGTAGTTGTATATTATGTATGGTGTATTATTTGGTGTATCTATTATGAAATCATTAAGACCATTTTTCAAAAAGAATGTTCTTAAAAGTATTGACGAGGAGGATTTTTTATTTCTAAATACATTTTTTATATGTCTCTTCGTTGTATGTTATTTCTTTTATAATTTTACAAGAAAGAAGAAGAAAATAGATTTTAGTAAATATAAAAATTTGAATACATCCGAAATTGTAAGTATGATGGGTGTTTCCCTCTTTACTGTTATTTCAACCATTCTAGTATTACAATTAGATAAGGGTGAACAGACGCCATTTATCACATCGATGCTTACAAAGGGTTTTTCTACTATTTTCGTCATCGCCATAGGTATGATAGTTTACAAGGAAAATTATAGTAAATTGCAAATAATGGGCATTGGACTCATATTACTTGGTATCTATTTTATATCAAATAAATAAAGTTGGAAAAGCTATTGACAAATAAATACTAAAATTGATTATAATGTATTATGCCAATTATACATTATACATTATACATTATAATCATGGAGAACTTCCTTGATCAGTGGCAACCCTACATGGACGCATCCGATATTCAAAAATTAAATACCTATTTGGAACGCACCAATAACAATCTTCCGAATGATACAATATTGATGATAATTGGACCTGCTAGAACTGGAAAAACGACTCTTATGAAACAAATAGTTGATTTTATCGGTGAACCTAATATTATGAATATACTCGATTTCAAGTTATCATCTCAATTACCGAAGATGTTTTTAATTGGCGAACAATGTAAAGGGAAAAACAAACGTCTTAATCAAATGGTTAAAAACCTAATTTCATTCAAACAATCCATTATTTATACAGGGATTTACTGGAAGGGTGTATTTAATCAAGATATTAATAATAATGTATGTATCATTCATATGAATCATGTATTTTAGAATATGTGAATTATTTGTTGTATTTTTTTACGCAATAAATAATTCTAAAATGTTTAAGAAATACGTTTTGTACTAATATCGGCAGATACAAGGTAGATTGAGTTTTCTGTCATGACAATGTATTCTGTTTCGATCTTGTAAATTTTACTAACAGGACTTGTATATTCGTCCTCACTCTTTACAAGAAGTTTTTCTTGATTTTCGCGAACACCAATGATCACTTTTTTGTCAAGGGAGCTAGTCCAATAATCCAACATAATTGGTTTATCATCTACAATGCTTAGCTTACATGCATGTTGAAGAGTTGTGTTGGTTGGCGTTCTGTAATTGTCTGAAGTTGTGGCGGATTCACTACTCATAATACAAAAATACTTTTAAAATCTTTAAATACTTTTAAACATAAAAACTTTTATATTAAGTAACAATAATGGGTGAACATGATAATGAAATCATACCTGAAAATATTGTTTATAATTTATCAAATAAAAACAATTATAAAAGTACACTCGATGATCAAGTTATTATGATTCAATTAAGTTATGTTAAGGTTGTACATTATTATATTCTACATTATTTTGAAAATATGGCAAATTTTAACATTTTTGTTCAGGGATTTAAGGCTATAACACATATATTTCTATTTCTTTTGATGTATACAAAGAATTTAGAAATGACAATATATCATTGTCAAAATGCGATTTTTTACTATATCGAATACATTAGTCAAATAACAGATAAGGATGATAATATGTTTTTCAATTTGACATTGAGGGACGCAGTTGTATATATATATACTAAAACAATATACGACATTGATGAACAACACAGGCAAACATTCAGTACGTGTATCTCAGAACAGAATATTTTATCACAAACAACCGACTTTGTACACGTGTATGGAAAAATTGCAACATTGATTACTACAGACGATAATTTTACTTCAATATCATCAGACGAGAAAAAAGAATTGCTCAAGAATCTTCGCGCAGGAGTGGAAAATTTCATCATTTCGCACTACAAAACAGAAAATCCAGATAAAGGTATTTCTAGAAAATTAGAACTTATACTTGTGGATTGTGAAAATAACCGAGCAAATGCTTATCAAACATTTGATTCTTGTTTAACGGGTGTAAAATAGATGGTTTTCTTACGTTGTTTTTTAGGCTTTTGCTTTTTCTTCTCCTCTTTGTCTTGAATAGTAACAACAGATGTGTATTCATCGTGAAGTAATTTAGTAAGAAAGTTATAAACAACATTTAGCATAACATCGTCACATTTACCGACAACCAAAACACTCCCCGTTCTAAAAATCATGAAACTTACGTGACCCTCTCCACCAGGCTTGATATATTTACATTGAATGCCTGGGTATGAACAAGGGTCATAACTTGCCTGAATATTGTACTTATATTTAAGAATATCAAAAAGTTTATCGCGGTTAATATAGTATCCGCAATGAAAGTTGGAGTTAACCAATACATTCTCTTCACGTGCCGTATCAAAACTTAATGTGATTTCGCTAAAATGAGGTTGTAGAATCCTAATGATTTCTTGTTTTGCATGACCAAAGAATGTTTCGCACTGGATACCAGGAATCTCCAATTTACCAGTATTAAATACTTTTACATGGACTTCTTTATAGTTATCTTGATGTAGGATACGAATATTCATTACAAAACAATTATAGAATGCGCTTTTCTCTTTGCTTCGATAACTCATAATGTCCTTTTTTGATACGCCTATGCTAACCTTTCGAACATCTTTGAATACATTCTCGCGTGAATGAACATGTGAAGAATTAAACAATATATTCTCACTTACACACTTATACTTTTGTTTCTGTTCTTCTATAAAATCTACCTCTACTTGAGAAGTAGAGTTGAGTTTCATTTGTTTTTTAATAATACCATTTTGTGGAGTTGCATATGGTATTATTGGTAAATTCCAAAAAACCTCTTTCAGATCTACTAACGAATTCATGAAGAGAATTTTTGTTTTCGTCGAGATGTACAAGGATGTTGATTTAGGGACAACGCCCATAATATCTCTATTATCACATGTATCTTCGTTTAATTTTGATTCCCCTCCTACAAGAAAGCTTTCCCAATCGTCTTCCAAATGGCTTTCTATGTTCATAGTCATGGTCTTTATATACAATTATTTAAGTAATAATGTTTATATCAATTTTAAATATATTTAAATACAAAATATTGTCTTTTATTTGATGTTTCACATATATTTTACATGTTTCGGATATTTTTTTCTGTTGCTATGTTAAGATCTATAATGGATAGACAAACACAAATGAAACAAAACGCACTATATGTGAAACCTACTGAATATGAACCTATACCAATGGTTGCTGTCAAATCTTTCGAATCGAAATTGGATAATAACTCATTCGATCCTTCCAAATTTTCACCACCCAATGATTTTATGAATAAACTTATGGAGCGTATGTCAGGTTATAAAAATTCACCAACGTTTGCTAAAAAATAATCAGTTGTATAGATATTTTGTTTACTATGTAATAGATTTTCAACAAAAGAAATGAATTTTGAAAAATTATTTATTTTTGCAACGTTTTTTATTAGGAAATATATATAGTTTTTTATCATGTTTTTTTCGTCTTTATTGTATTGATTACAATATTCACGAAAAATATATACAATATTCTTGTTAGATTGTTGTATTTGAATTGTAAATTCGTCCCATAGTTCTTCATTTAATACTTTACCTGTTGTAACATGTTGTTGTGATTGAAGATGATTTATCATACTTCGTATATCAGAATTATGGTAATCCATAATAGAGACAAGTTCATCATCCTTTACTTCTAACTTTTCATTTACTATTATATTTTTTAAATATGAGCTTATCTTTTCTCTTGGAAGATGATGAAAACGAATACATAGAAATTCGTTACGTAGCATACTATCGATTTTACTAATATAGTTGCAAATTAGACAAAATCGGACATCTGTATTGAATTGTTGCATAAGATATTTAAGAGCCTGTTGGGCATTTTTTGTCATATAATCTACTTCATCTAAAATAACAAATTTCGTTCCGCTACAAAAAAGAGATTTAGAATCAACAAAATTATAAATTTGGTTGCGTATAATATCGATTCCTCGTTCGTCTGATGCATTCAAATGAATTTTCAACTCTTTGTATTCTTCGTTGTATCTTTCTTGGTATTTATTTATGAAGTTGATTATAGTCGTTGTTTTTCCAGTTCCAGGTGGTCCATATAGTAATAAATTCGGAAATGTATTTGTTTCTATCATATTGTTCATAATATCTGTATTGTGTTGATTGAGTACAATGTTTTCAAACTTTGAAGGTCTGTATTTTTCAATCCATGGTATATTGTTGTCTGGCATATTTAAAGATGTGAAATCATTTTAAATAAAGATATTAGGAAAACATTAATATACCATATACACATGAATAATTGGTTGGAAAATCACGGATATCTTGAGTTGGTTATTGGTCCAATGTATAGTGGAAAAACATCTAAATTACTCGATGTATATAAGCAATGTAAATTATCAAATATTCATGTGGTCGTCATTAATCATACTATTGATCAACGTTATCATAGTAATCTGCTTAGTTCTCACGATAAAGAAATGATACCATGTTTACAGATGTCTTCATTGGCTACATTTATGTCTAACGAAATTTCTTCTATACCACAAAATTCTGTCATTCTTATTAATGAGGGGCAATTTTTCGATGATCTTCGAGATAATGTTATACAACTAGTAGACAAATATAATTTTAGAGTATATATTTCTGGGCTTGATAGTGATTATAAACGTCAAAAATTTGGACAGATTCATGATTTGATTCCGTATTGTGATGTAATTACGAAATTACATTCATTCTGTAGTGGATGTAAAAATGGTACGCGTGCAATTTTTACAACGCGCATATCTGATGAAAAATGTCAGGTGGTTGTCGGATCGGATAACTATGCGCCATTATGCCGAAAATGTTTTATTAAAACCATTTAAATTCATAATAGAGTTTACTATTAAAATGAATAGTGATGTTACAAATGTGGATGCGAATGTTAATGTTAATGTACCAAAGAAAAGGGGGCGCAAGCCAAAGTCTCAGGTGGTTCAAGATGACAACGAAAACAAGGTCGTTGAACCTCCTGTTGCCCCTAAAAAACGTGGTCGCAAACCCAAGGGCGGTAAAATTATTACTGAATTGAAACCAGTCATGACAGATAATATGATTCAACATAATGTTATTTTACATTTGAAATGTAACACGTTGGATTTTAACGAAGTAACACAAAATTGCGAAATGCCTGAGTCATTTCATGTGACAAGTCAAGTTAAGGCAGCCGACTTGAATTATGATAATTTAAATAGTATTGAAGAAATGAAACCTGAAACAACATCTAATGATGACGATGTTCACGATGACGACATGAGTAACGTTCGTATGAAAAATATTTGGAAGAAAATCAAGGAACTACAGAAACGATTCTATTTTAATGATATGTGTTCGAAAAAGTCTGCTTGTTTTTGGTGTACATGCGATTTTGACAACCCGTCCATTTACATCCCTAAAAATCAAATGAATGATACTTATCACGTATATGGGTGTTTTTGTAGTCCTGAATGTAGTGTGTCATTCTTGATGAATGAAAATATCGATACTTCACAGAAATTTGAGCGATATCAAATGCTTAACTATATTTATGGTAAAGCATATAATTATGAAAAAAGTATACAACCTGCTCCAAGTCCTTATTATTTACTTGATAAATTTTTTGGAAACTTGACTATTCAAGAGTATAGAAAACTACTAAGCAATGAACGCTTGCTTATTGTCATTGATAAACCATTAACTCGCATTTTTCCTGAAATTCATGAGGAAAACAATGACTTCGTTTCAAATAAAAACAGCGTCGTCCCCTCAAATAGCAGCTTCAAAATTAAAAAGCGAAATACAGCAGCAAATAGTAAAACAAGTAGTTTGACAAAAAAATTTGGGTTCTAGAATTGTATTATAGCTTGGAATGATGATATACTAGTCCATTGCATGTATTGCAAAAATTACCACTATTGTTATAAATACTACCACCTGGTGCTTCTAAAGGTCTCATGGTAGTACGGGTGCTTGCTATTGGGCTATTTGGTATAAGTCGTTTACGATAATGTTTCATTGGACGTGCTTTAAACGCTGGACCAGAATAGTGTTTTGAATTTTCGCGATTCCCGTTCGTATTTGGACGATCATTAGATGCCACCAAGATAGTTCCTGTTTCTTTGGGTATGGTTTCTTTATCACAACATTTTCGACTGACGCGAAATTGTAGTACTGGTAGTGTCATTATATATTAGAATAACATATTCTTTTACTTCATCGTATGATATTTTAGTAAGACCTAAAATATTATATTGAATTAATATATAATGGCTAAAATATCTCGTAAAAGACATTCAAATATGAAAAATAAAACGAGACGTCATCGATCTTTACATGGTAAACAACATATTGTATATATGTTCATGTCTATGCTAAATGCGGTAAAATTATACCATTGGAAAACACATAGTTATTCAACACACGAAGCAACGGATGAACTTTATAGTAAATTAAATGAACATGTCGATGAATTTGTTGAGGTTATGTTGGGTAAAATAAAGAAACGTGGAAATATTTTAAATATTCCAATAATGAAATTGAATCCAATTAATAATAATAATGATTTGAAGCGTGAGATTGGCGTTTATAAAAAATTCTTGATAGATATGGATCATGACAAGTCACTTGGTTTAGAGGGGAATAGCGATTTAATGAACATACGCGATGAAATTTTAGCAAGTATGAATAGATTTTTATATTTATTGACATTACATTAAACATATTTTTCTTAATCGTCTGTTCAACATTAGTTATAACAAATTAAACATATAACATAATAAATATATTGTTATGATACAATTTATTTTAATAGGTATATTTACTTTTATTACCATTATACCATGTTGTAATTTACATATAACATGCTGTAATTCGTATATAACAGATGCGGCGTATATAGATACGCTAGACGAGCGAAATACTATGATAAAACAATATGTATTAAATATTGAAAATTCACCTTCAATAATTAAATCTAGAAGATTAAATGCAGTAGATTATTTTACAAGTGAATCAGAACATGTAATTACCATAAATCCAGATAGTCCACGTTCAGTATTCGCAATTGATGTAGACGGAGATGGAGACATGGATGTTATTGTTGGTTCAAATAGAGATGATACGATAGCATGGTATGAAAATGATGGTTCGGAAAATTTTACCGAACATATCATTACTACTTCCTCTGACCAACCACGTTCAGTATTCGCAATTGATGTAGACGGAGATGGAGACATAGATGTTATTGTTGGTTCAAATAAAGATGATACGATAGCATGGTATGAAAATGATGGTTCAGAAAATTTTACCGAACATATCATTACGACTTCCTCTGACCAACCACGTTCAGTATTCGCAATTGATGTAGACGGAGATGGAGACATAGATGTTATTGTTGGTTCAAATAAAGATGATACGATAGCATGGTATGAAAATGATGGTTCAGAAAATTTTACAGAACGTGTAATTTCGAGTTCCTCAGACCAGCCACGTTCAGTATTCGCAATTGATGTAGACGGAGATGGAGATATTGATATTGTAAATGCGTATTTTGGCGATAATACGATAGCATGGTGGGAAAATGATGGTTCGGAAAATTTTACAGAACATGTAATTTCGAGTATTGCTAATGGTGCGAGTTCAGTATTCGCAATTGATGTAGACGGAGATGGAGATATTGATATTTTATCAGCTTCTTATAACGATGATACGATAGCATGGTGGGAAAATGATGGTTCAGAAAATTTTACAGAACATGTAATTTCGAGTATTGCTAATGGTGCGAGTGTAGTATTTGCAATAGATATTGATAATGATGGAGATATTGATATTTTATCAGCTTCTAATCTTGATACAACATTATCTTGGTGGGAAAATGATGGTTCGGAAAATTTTACAGAACATGTAATTTCAAGTAACATTAATGGTATAATTTCTATATTTGCCGGGGATGTAGATGGTGATGGGTTTATTGATGTGATTTCAAGTTCTTCAACGGATGATAAAATTGTTTGGTGGGAAAATTTGATGGAAATACCCACGGGACAACCTACTGGACAACCTTCATCACAACCTTCTGGACAACCATCCAGTCAGCCTTCGTCCCAACCTTCTGGACAACCATCTGGACAACCATCTAGTCAACCATCTAGTCAACCATCCTCACAACCATCCAGTCAGCCTTCACCCCAACCTTCTGGACATCCATCCTCCCAACCTTCTGGACAACCATCCAGTCAGCCTTCATCACAACCTTCTGGACAACCATCTAGTCAACCATCCTCCCAACCTTCTGGACAGCCTTCCAGTCAGCCTTCATCACAACCTTCTGGACAACCATCTAGTCAACCATCCTCCCAACCTTCTGGACAGCCTTCCAGTCAGCCTTCATCACAACCTTCTGGACAACCATCTAGTCAACCATCCTCCCAACCTTCGGGACATCCATCCAGTCAGCCTTCATCACAACCTTCTGGACAACCATCTAGTCAACCATCCTCCCAACCTTCTGGACAGCCTTCCAGCCAACCTTCATCACAACCTACAAGCCAACCATCAAGTAAACCATCTGAACAACCTACAAGCCAACCTTCATCACAACCTACAAGCCAACCATCAAGTAAACCATCTGAACAACCTACAAGCCAACCTTCATCACAACCTACAAGCCAACCATCAAGTAAACCATCTGGTCAGCCATCATCGCAGCCTTCAGACCAACCATCAAGTAAACCATCTGGTCAGCCATCATCGCAGCCTTCAGGACAACCTACTATGCAACCGACAAGCCAACCTTCATCACAACCTACTATGCAACCGACAAGTAAACCATCTGGTCAGCCTTCATCGCAGCCTTCAGGTCAGCCATCTGAACAACCGACAAGTAAACCATCTGGTCAGCCTTCATCGCAGCCTTCAGGTCAGCCATCTGAACAACCGACAAGTAAACCATCAGGTCAGCCTTCATCACAGCCATCTGAACAACCGACAAGTAAACCATCTGGTCAGCCTTCAGGTCAGCCGTCAATGCAGCCGTCAATGCAGCCGACGGGACAGCCTTCATCACAGCCTTCGGGTCAACCTACTATGCAACCGACAAGTAAACCATCTGGTCAGCCTTCATCGCAGCCTTCATCGCAGCCATCTGAACAACCTACAAGTCAGCCTTCGGGACAACCTTCATCACAGCCTTCATCGCAGCCATCTGAACAGCCTTCATCACAGCCTTCAGGACAACCTACAAGCCAACCATCAAGTAAACCATCTGGTCAGCCTTCATCACAGCCTTCATCGCAGCCATCTGAACAACCTACAAGTCAGCCTTCGGGACAACCTTCATCACAGCCTTCGTCACAGCCTTCATCGCAACCTTCATCACAGCCTTCAGGACAACCTTCATCACAGCCATCGAGTCAGCCTTCGGGACAACCTTCATCACAGCCTTCGTCACAGCCTTCATCACAGCCTTCGAGTCAGCCATCTGAACAACCTACAAGTCAGCCTTCGGGACAACCTACTATGCAACCGACAAGTAAACCATCAAGTCAACCTTCATCACAACCTACTATGCAACCATCAAGTCAACCTTCATCACAACCATCTGGACAACCTTCATCACAACCATCCGGACAACCTTCCAGTCAACCCACGGGTCAGCCATCAAGTAAACCTACTATGCAACCGACAAGTAAACCATCAAGTCAACCTTCATCACAACCTACTATGCAACCATCAAGTCAACCTTCATCACAACCATCTGGACAACCTTCATCACAACCATCTGGACAACCTTCCAGTCAACCCACTGGTCAGCCATCAAGTAAACCTTCGTCACAACCATCATGTAAGCCATCAAGTAAACCTACTATACAGCCCACTGGTCAACCATCCAGTAAACCATCCAGTAAACCATCAAGTCATCCGAGTTCACATCCTACTAAAAGTCCTTCGATATCAGATTCACCTACTTCTTATATGATCCAAACAGATGAAACATATTATGGTATACTAATTTATGTATCATTTGGTATAGGTATCATAATTGTAATAATATGTTCTTGTCTACCTTTTTACATATATTTTTGTTATATAAAATCAAATAATCGCATTAGACCAGAAGACGAATTAATTTTAGCGAGGGAAAAATTAATAGATAAAAATATACGTTGGAATAAAAAAATAGAACCATTAATAACCGAATTATGTGAAACAGAAAGTGACATAGTTGAAAGTGATACAGATGAAAGCGACATAGTTGAAAGTGATATAGATGAAAGTGGGATAGATTTAAGCGACATAGTTGAAAGTGATACAGATGAAAGCGACATAGTTGAAAGTGATATAGATGAAAGCGGGATAGATTTAAGCGACATAGTTGAAAGTGATACAGATGAAAGCGATATAAATTTAAGCGATATAGTTGAAAGTGATACAACAGAAAGCGACATAGCTGAAGGTTATACAGATGAAAGTGATACAGATGAAAGTATTGTATCGAATCGTAAAATACGTAACATACATCCGTTTCATTTTAATTATGGTATTGATCCTGATGTTGATCCAGATATTAACCCTGACATTGAAAATAATATCGTAACTAACATAGAAATGGAAACAATAATACCATTTTTATATGGTGTACAAAATGACATGAATGCCAAGGAACGCAAAATAATAGAACAAAAAATATATAGCCTAATCAAGGATAAAAATGTTACAATTACTGAAATATTAAATAAAATTAAATGTATGGATGTAGATATTAGTACTAATGTGGATATAAATTATTTAACAGACCTGTATTTACATAATTAATTCGGGAATGTAATATTAATAATAACAAATTATAAATTCGTCAAAATATTATTTAAAGATTTTTAAACGCATAATTGTAATAATGGCCAATCCGAACGCAAGTTACGCGAATAATGTCCTTACCATCAAAACTGTTCAAATTGCCCCCTTTCGTACTCTAATGACTGCTCTTAAAGATATTCTTCTTGAAACAAATATCACTTTCCAAAAGGATGGTATACGTATTATTAATATGGACAAATCACATACTATTCTAGCCCATCTCCACTTGGCGGCAGAGAATTTCGAATATTACGAATGTAAGGAAGAAAAGATTATCATCGGTGTCAACATGTTTCATTTGTTTAAACTTATTAATTCGATTGACAATGATGACACACTAACTATGTACATCGAAAATAGTGATTACGCTGATGGTATTACATCACATTTGGGTTTGAAGTTTGAAAATGGTGATATTAAACAATGTAAGACACAAAAATTGCGTCTCATTGAACCAGACCCAGAGGAACTATCTGTTCCAGATGTCAAGTTCTCGTCTGTCATTAATTTGCCTTCAAGCGATTTCCAGAAAATAATCAGGGATCTAAGTTGCATTTCAGATAAATTGGAAATTAAATCCGTTGGAAATGAGCTTATCTTTAAGTGTAGTGGACAATTTGCGTCGGCTGAAATTCATCGCGCTGAATCAAATGGTGGTATGGAATTTATCATGAAACAGGATTCTTCTAAAATCATACAGGGTGAATTTTCCCTAAAGAATCTCGGATACTTTATCAAATGTACCAATTTGTGCAGTCAGATTGAGGTATATCTTGAAAACGACCTCCCTTTGGTTGTGAAATATCATGTAGCATCATTGGGTGAAATCAAACTTTGCTTAGCCCCGTTACCATCTGTATAAATGTTTGATGGTTATAAAATAATATTTTCATATGTATATTCTTGTTCGTATAAATATGAAATAAATATGAAATAAAAATGTTTACATTTACATATAAAAAATACTACATTATTGTAGGTTATTTTTATTCAATGTTTTTGAGAATTCCGATTAAATATTTCTGAGGCGCCGTTATCTTCCATATGATATGCATTTTATATTAATAATAATTAATAATTACGGATTTGAGATCGCGGATATTTCCTATGCTGTTAATCCCGAGCGGTATGGATGTGTATATCCAATGGTGTCAAAATCCCAGTTGGACGACCTTTATAACATAATAGGTCTAGGAGAAATCCGTGTCGAATACGGAAAGCAATCCCATGGGATGCCCTGTTTTTTTTGGAATATGTAAGAAATGACAGAATGATATGTATTACACCTTTTTTCTACTGGATTTCCTGGTTTTCCTGGTTTTCCTGGATTTCTTGGATTTCTTGGATTTCTTGGATTTCTTGGATTTCCTGGATTTCTTGGATTTTCTTGGTTTACGTCTACCTCCAGTCGTTTTGTCAAGCCAATCCTCAATTTGTTTTTCAAGAGCAATACCTGTTGCTGCTCCAAACATTGCTGCTAGTTTTGCGACTCCATCCTCCAATAGTTTCGCTCTATGACTACAACTCATTTTTGAAAAAAACTGACCAGCCGCAGCCCCTAACGCATAATCGCTTTTGGATTGGCAAACCTGCATGCTTATTTCTGAATTTGTAAGCGATAGTATCCATAATTGTATCGAATCAGGAACAGCCGATAAAAATAACCATACCGATGCTCCTGCGGTGGTTGCGGTAATGAGAAAAATAATAGCCTTTACCAGCATTTTATTCGCCCCACCTTTCATGCTAGGGGATTGTGATTGCGGTAATTTACATGTAATCGCGGTATAAAATTTGTCCGCATGTATCTTCATCTGATCTAATTCTCCCTTAAATTTCTCCTTCAACTCAAGATCTTTTTTTGTGGGCATTGGACAAGAATCGCTCATTTATATTATACTTCTCTATTAAAAATAATATAAATATTCGTTTCTAAATATTCGGGTTTTTGTATCTTCACTTGTAAAATCTATTAATGCTTGTATATTAATGCTTGTATATTATTAATTTTATATTAATAATAATATTTTCCATATGTATATGCTTGTTCATATAAATATGAAAATAATAAATGCATTCCATATATTCGTTATTGGAACACTACTTCTCACCATCGGTTTGATGAGAGAGAATACGTCGGTATATTTGTATTATGCTCTACTATTTGTTACACTTTGTATCGTTATTGTTGTACCATTTCCTTCGTTTAACATGAATATATTCAATATTGTACGCGCCTTTCATTATTTATTTATATTACCACTTCTTTTGTATGCATCGTATTTGGGTATTGTTTCTAAAAAAATGTCAACGTATGTGTATGACATATATGGTGGTGTAGGTGGATTTATAATAGCGTATCATAGTATCAAGTTAATAAAGCGTCTTATGTAATATGTATTCTATTTACCGAAAACATTTTTTTACATCTTCTTTGTTTTACTTACCAATGTACCAATTTGATATTTAGGAAATATATTTTTTCTAACATAGTCGGGGTGTCCAGATGCCTCAAATGCGCTTGTTCCATTTTTTCCTAGATATTCCTCTATAATTATGCCTCCAGGATGTTTACCAATCCAATCTGTAATATTATACACTTTGTTATACAATACTATCCATCCATCATCGCGTGTATTGTGTTTTCTTACATCTGACATCGTATATGTCATATGTTTACTACCACCTTTCGTATTTCTCTTTCTTGTTTTGTTTTTATGCACCTTCTTATTCTGTTTTCCACATAGGTCTACAACTTTCATAGTCGTTGACAACGCCCCTTCAATCCAACATTGATCTAGACTAAATGTGTCTCCGCATACATATACATGTTTTAACGGATTTACCATTTTACGATTGATTCTTGTGTAATCTGAACCAGGCTTCCATAATCCCAGACTATTTGGCCAATAATAACTCCATGTTTTTTTAGGTTTTACATTGCGTTTTTCTATCTTTGATAATTCTTTAGCTATCATCGTATCTATATTTTTTTCACTGGTTATATCAAACCATTTTTTCGCACAATCGCCATCACAATAACTAACTAGGGCAGGTTGTTCATTAATAATTTTCATCGTGTTTAATTTATCATTCGATGTGATCACTTTCTCTCTATTAATCCTTTTCGTTGACTTGGGTAGTAAAGCATATATACGATTGAGTGTTTTATAGTGTATTGATTCTATATCACACTTTAAATGTTCAAATAGAGAGAAACCAGTCAGGTATTTACCCGGAACAGCAAAGATCACATTTTTGGTTGTATTCTGAAGTTCGTTGTTAAATGATACGACCAAACCACCACGAACTCTTTTGACATTGACCGCATTCATGTTACATTGTATGGTAACATTGTTTTGAGAATGTATTTTGGATGTTACCATATCAATGATACTTGATAATCCTTTGCGTAACGTTAAATATTGGATATCTCCATAATGATATATCAATTGTTCTGCTATATATAATGCATTTCCCTTGTCAAGCGTTTCATAGTATGTATATTTACGCAAGCGTTTTAACACATCTATTGTTTCGTATTTTTCCACATATTCAATAAATGTTAAATCATTCATTTTGGATACATTTCCCTCCCTTATTCGTAACGATATAGATGATAATAAAGGAAATAGGCTCTCTCCACACGTTATCTCACTCGGATAATTTATAATATCTGTATCCAAACATAAATCTTTCAATAAATCCATTACATGTGTCTGTCCTTTATGAAAACGAGCAGCACCACGCTCCATTAAAAAAGATTGCCCATTATGTTTATACGATTCCGTGTATATTTTCCCACCAAGTCTCGGAAGTCTTTCCACCAACAATATTTTAGTTCGCTTCTCTTTTGCTAAATTATAACACGCCACAAGACCGCTAATACCACCACCGATAACAATATAATCATATTCGAAGGTCTTCATATACTAAATATAGTTTTTATATTTAGTATATAATACTCATATTAATAAATAAATATTTTATATACATGCTTTACGACACCTAATATGTAGGTATTCATTCTATTAATAATTAACATGTAGGTGTATGTTTTTTGAATAAACATGCCTGATTTGATAGATTCTTAATGCGGATAAAATCCGGGTTCTGGTAATTACAATTGCTTAACCAAATTTTAATAATACAAAAGTTTTTTTTAGGTGAGATTGTGATACCTGTAATAGATTTAATGAATTGCTTGTTGTTTGAAATGGTATTTCCAATAAGATGATAGAATATATTTTTCCACGCATCTTCAACATTCTTATTGGTGATTTTATAGGAGAAACACCCTCCATTTCGATTTACAGGATCTTCCCATGTAGGTTTTACATTTTCTTTCATTAGAAATAACATGCAGTTTTTTACCATTTTTTCTGGCAATGTTTCGCAAAGAACGATAGATTCTTCCATATTCTCAATAGTATGAATTTTAGAATAACTATCTATCGACCAGTTCGTATCATGTGGTAAATGCGCCCATAAAGTCCATTTATCAGACAATGGATGAATTGGATCGATTTCCATTGAAACATCGGATGAGTCCATTTTGTATGTGTCACCACTTAAACTCATTATAGTCTATATCAATTTTATTTTTTATATATGTTTAAATAATATATTATTACAATATATGAACATCATATTTGAAAAATTAGGTTATGACTATATTATATCAAAATTATCATTATTTGTTATGTATTTTATAGTCATCATGTTTACATTTCCACTTGAATCAGTATTTTTACCTAAGTTATATGGTCTTCTATTCGAAGGAATAAAAAACACAAAGGAAATGCCGAGCGTGTTTAATTTTGTTAACAATGTGAAACAAATGAATATTCCTGGAATAATGACGATAATCACATTTGCATGGTTCATCATTACCAGCTCACATTCTATCAAGCATAGATTAGAATCCATGCTTTCACCACATTATTTAGGCTTTATTCGTAATACTCTTTTTACTGCTATTATAAAGCAAGGAAGCACCGATTATAAAGATATTAAGATTGGTGACATGATCACTCGTATTTTAGATAGTTCACGATACTTAAAACAAATAGGACAATGGTTTATTAGTCATTTTCTACCTGAATTAATTGGTCTTTTATCGATTGTTATATATACATTTTTTATTGATATCAAAATTGGAATCATATTATCAATTGGCATCTTGAATACAATAATTGCATCCTATTATGGCGGTAGTCATATTATCAAACTATCTTCAGCGCGCGAAAAAACGTTTTACCATTTAAGCGAAAAGCTGAACGATAGCTTCAGCAATATGATGAATATATTCTTAAATAATGAAGATGAAAATGAAAGTAGTTCGAATAAAGATATGAATGATACTCATTCAGACGTTATGACAGATCAGATGTTAGCTGAATGTAATGTCGTATTATTTATGCAAGCTGTATCCATTATCGTTTACTCGGTTGCCCTTTTCACGACATATAATTTATTCAAAAGTAAAAAGCTAAAAATTGCAGGGTTTATTAGTACCATTTTAATATTGGGAAATTATTTGTCGTTTATGTTAGCGACAAACCATAAAATGATTGCCTACTTCTGTTCCACATATGGAAATGTTCATAGTTCCAAAGAATTTTTACAAAAAGTACTACGCGAAACAAATAAAAAGGGAAAATCGGATTTTATTACAACAGGTAATATAAGTTTCAATAACGTGGATTTCAAATACGGCAAGAATTTCATTTTTAAAGATTTTAATATCAAAATCAAAGGTGGACAAAAAACAGCCATTATGGGGTCTTCGGGATCAGGTAAAACTACACTCATGAAAATGCTTGTCCAGATTCATCGCCCCAATAACGGAACGATTACAATCGACAATGTAGATATCCTTGAATCTGATGTAGCATATCTTCGCGAAAATGTTACCTATGTTAATCAGCGAACACTCCTATTTAATAAACCCGTAATTGATAATATATTATATGGAAATCATGATATCAAAAAGGAGCAGGTGGAAAAGTTAATGAAAAAATACGAGCTTAATTCTGTTTATAGTAAATTAAACGAAGGTGTTAAAACCTCTGCTGGCGTAAATGGTAATAACTTATCACTTGGAATGCAAAAAGTCACCATTTTGTTAAGAGGAATATTAAAAAAAGGGAAGATTATCATTTTTGATGAACCATTAGCAGGTTTAGATGGTACTACCCGCGGCAAAGTGATGAAGATGATTAATGAAGAATGTAAAAACAAAACGACTCTAGTAATCACTCATGACAAAGAGATCCTTCCATACATGGATACAATAATAAATTTAAATAAGTATAAACATGTATAAATCTTATTCTGAATCATCGCTTGTATTTTTTATTATTTCATAACTATTTTTAGTTAATATTAGTGAATCATTCTGATCCATTTCGACAACGTTCACGTCCATATCTACCAATGTAATAGAGTATGTATCATTCATGTCAATTATAACACCATATATTGTATTCATATACAACTGAATAAACTCTATAAATAATAGTTCATTACCATCCACGTAGTAGTTTATTGATTGCGATAGTTTTATTTCATATGTATCGTCTAAAAAGACCAGTTCAATGGACATAAATCTATTATACACAGGATTAATACACTTGATTTTATTTACATCTCTCGCAATAGATCCATAAACTATAGTATCTATTTGTTTTGTATGACGAATGAAATCTATTTGTTTTGTATGACAAATGAAATTTATATTATTTATATCACTAGTGGTATCGCAAATCACACCATTTTGAATAATATCGTATGACTCAACATTATCGAATATAGGAATATGCGGTTTCACATACACATTATACATGTATTCCATTTCACTATATGCACGTACGCATAAATATAGTAATCTGGTTAATATATCAATAACATAATCAACCATTCTATTCTATTCTTGTACAAAAATATCTTTATACTATTGTTTTACACATTTCAAGTATGATAAATATATAACTCATTATATTACATATTTATCTTTTTTTTCAACTCACATATTCGCTCGAACTAGATGAATACTCACGGGGGGCATTCATAAAGTAAACGTCGTCGACAACCACCTTCTGATTCGAACGAACATATACAACATTATCATTATTAGGATTGTCATCTGTTAAGTTATCGTTTTCATCAGCTTCTTTATCATCCTCCTCTGTATCGACTTCGTCATCAACAACAACATTCTCACGTCCATCCAATTTAAGTACATACATCAACATAAGTGTCATAAAACCCATAAATATGAAGGGGATTGCTACTATAATCCATGAAACCCATGTCAGATTACGAGTACATAATAAATTCAACATAAGTGTAAATACAATCATTTGTATAAATTTTACAAACGCGACATTGTAGGCGCGTTTATATGTATCTATTATTACTTGCGATAATGCGAATACCAAATATATTAGTGCGGGACTGCATATTTTACTTAATAACTCCATGTATATTATTCACAAAAGAAAGCTTCGCCATTCTTTAAATGTCCGATTTCATCACCAACTTCCCCATCATCATTTGCATATAATGTACCATTATCTGTGTTATCTGTATAATAACTCTTGTCATCGATTTCGATTTCAAATACCTCTTCCTCTTCTTCCTCTTTTTCATCTTCTTCCTCTTCTTCATCTTCTTCCTCTTTTTCCTCTTTTTCATCTTCTTCCTCTTTTTCATCTTCTTCCTCTTCTTCCTCTTCTTCCTCTTCGTCATTATCAGTATCATCACCATCATTTATAATATCTCCGAATCTTGCTCCGTCACCTTCGTCATCTTCCTCCTCTTCGTCATCTTCCTCTTCAGATTCATCTTCCTCATCAGATTCATCTTCATTCGATTTACCACTCTCTAGTTCCTGCTTTACAACAATTTTTTTACTCGTTTCTTCATCGTCGCTTCTATCAAGATCGACAATAATTTCACGTACCTCATTAAATAACCCGGGCTCAACCTTTACCTTAACCAATTTAACAACAGGTGTTTCATCGTCATCATTCGTCAAATCCACAATAATTTCACCCTCCTTTATAACCAATTTCATATTTTCCGAATCTGCATAAAGTTTATCTTTCAGTTTACGATTTTTCTTCTTTAGCTTTTCAATCTTTCTCTCATATTTTTTAATAATGGGGAGATTATGAATATGCTCGATGAGGGTTTCGTAATCTGAATATTTCGATGTTCTTGTATCGACAATATCGTTAATATATTCCCCGATAGTACTTGAAAGTTTATTAACAAAGGATTCGTGGTCTGTATCCACTAACTGGCATTTTATATCTTCACTTGAAGAACACATAAAATTATATCTGGATTATATTTAATTCATTTTGCTAAATAGTTTATTTTCTAGATTTTTTAGACTTTCTTGACCTTCTGGACCTTCTAGATTTTCTGGACTTTGAACTGCTAGATTTCTTTACGAAACCAAATACACCCTTCTTTGTGAAATATCCTGCCTTTTCAAGACGCTTGTCCTTTTTAGCAGTAGCAGACTTCTTTGTTGAAACAACGCGTCCGTGTTTGTTCATCTTCAAATCACCCTTTCTAAGTCCACCGGTTGTCTCATACGCAGTTCCGTGCCATACTTGCGCACGACTACCTTTAACAAATGTATATTTTGCACCTTTAATATGATAAAGACCATCTGATCCTTTACTGAAACGTGCCATTATATAAAGATATAGAGAAAATAAATTATACAAATGCGTTTTTGGGGGATCCACCTAAACCTCCTGGTGTACCAACTGCTTGTCCAAAAGAATTTAATATTCTATTAGCACGGACCACCTTCTTTCGTGAATAACGAATTTGTCTAACTAAAATACGAGCCGTACTCAATACCTCCCTATTATTAGTTATATCATATTCAGGCATTTTACATGGATGACATGCTAAATCTTCTAAACGTAGTCCATTTGTTATATTACGTATCCCATCAATAAATATCGATACATGTACTGGATCCTCATTAATACTAAATTCGTAAAGCTGCGGCGTTGCGAATTCTTCCAACGATTGTTTACCATCATAAAAATGGATATCCTTTAACAATATAAGTGGATTCAATAAACTCCCCATCAGCAAACCATGTTGTTTATCGTAAACGTACCGATTACCAATCGATTTTGGTGTAAATAAAAGTTTTGCACCACGTATACCAGGTTCTCCTACATAGTCAACTTCGGTACTTTCTAACAACGTTTCAGTATACATCGTTATACTCATATGTGTTTGGAAATTTGAAGCATGGCTTAAATCAAACGTATACGTTTTACCAACTTCAAAAATAGACGGCATCAAATCATCTTCAATTATAAATTTCGAACTTTTTTGAATGTTGTATACTTTTACAGGAATCATATATATTATAGAGTTTTAAAACATAAAATTGAAACATATTAATTAGATCGCCAATAATCATATACATTATGTCAAATCTTGCAGAGGTTTACCAAAAAAAGACGGATAAGCAACATATTCTCGATAACCCAGACACCTACATTGGTTCTGTCGAGAATGTTGAAGGTAATCATTGGGTATTCGACAAAGAGCAAAAGAAAATTGTCAATATAGACATGGAGTTCCTACCTGGTCTGTACAAACTTTTCGATGAAGGCATTGTTAATTGTCGCGATCATGTGATTCGTATGGACCAGAAAGTTACAGATGAGCCAGAAGCAAAACATCACCAAGTAATGAATATTGATATTGACCTACGCGAAGATGGTACCATTTCCATGTACAATGACGGAAATGGAATCGATGTTGCGAAACATCCTGAATATGATCTTTGGATTCCTGAGATGATTTTTGGACATTTGCGTACCTCAACAAATTATAATAAATCTGAAAAAAAAATTGTAGGTGGTAAGAACGGATTTGGATTCAAGCTTGTACTTATTTGGTCTTCATCGGGATCCATCGAAACCATTGATCACGTTCGTAAACTAAAATATACCCAGGCGTTTGAAGATAATCTTAATATTATTCATCCACCAGTAATCACTAAATCGTCAGCAAAGCCTTATACACGCATTACTTTCAAACCAGACTACAAACGTTTTGAAATCGATGGACTTAGCACAAATATGAGAAGCCTACTCGCTAAACGTATATATGATATTTCCGCCGTTACACGCCGCACTCTTAAAGTTAAACTCAATGGAGAATTGCTTTCAGTAAAGACATTCCCTCAATATGTAGATCTTTATCTCGGTAGTTCGGCAGCGAAGGTTCATGACGAGACATCACAACGATGGGAATATCTTATTGGTCTCAGCCCAAGTGATGAATTTAACCATGTTTCATTTGTTAATGGCATTTACACATCGAAAGGCGGAAAACACGTCGATTACATTATCCAACAAATTACTAGAAAAATGATTGCTTATATTGAAAAAAAGAAAAAGGTGGTAGTAAATGCCAGTAATATCAAGGAACAGCTATTCCTGTTCTTGCGTTGTGATATTGAGAATCCTGCGTTCGATAGTCAGACGAAGGATTATATGAATACACCTATTAGCAAGTTCGGATCTACATGTGTTGTAAGTGATAAGCTGATTGATAAACTTGCTAAGATGGGGGTGATGGAAGCAGCATGTGCTATTCACGAAGTAAAGGAAAACAAGGCAGCAAAGAAAAACGATGGCAATAAAACCAAGTCTATACGTGGTATCCCCAAGTTGATCGATGCAAACTGGGCAGGTACAACCAAATCACCCGATTGTACCATCATCTTTTGCGAGGGAGATTCAGCAAAGGCTGGTATTGTATCAGGTCTTTCATCGGAAGACAGAAACATTATCGGTGTTTATCCAATGAAGGGTAAGCTATTTAATGTTCGAGGTGAACCGATTAAAAAGATTTACGAGAATAAAGAAATTTCTGAAATCAAAAAAATACTCGGACTTGAAACAGGAAAGTCTTACAATTCAGATAATATCCGCAAGAGTTTGCGTTATGGACGGATCCTCTTTATGACGGATCAAGATTTGGATGGCAGTCACATTAAAGGTCTGGGTATTAATATGTTTCAGAGTTTATGGTCCGATTTGTCGAAGGTATCTGGATTCATGGGTTTTATGAATACACCCATTCTCAAGGCAAAAAAGGGATCCATCGAACTATTGTTTTACAATGATGGCGAATATAACAAATGGAAAGAACAAAATGATCCCAAGGGATGGAAGACCAAATATTACAAGGGGTTGGGTACAAGTACCGGCAAGGAATTCAAAGAATATTTTGAAAACAAGAAAATTGTCCTATTTGAACACACAGATGATGAATGTACGAATGCCATTGATATGGTATTCAATAAAAAACGCGCAGATGACAGAAAAGAGTGGCTAGGAAAGTACGACAGAGGTCTTTATCTAGATACAAATAAATCATCCGTTTCATACAATGATTTCATTGATCGCGAGATGATTCACTTTTCAAAATATGATTGTGATCGTTCAATTCCCAATCTAATGGATGGACTTAAGATTAGTCTGCGAAAAATTCTATTCTCAGCGTTCAAGAAGAATCTTACTCAAGAAATTAAAGTTGCTCAATTCTCAGGATATGTTTCTGAACATTCTGGTTATCATCATGGTGAGGCGAGTTTGAATGGTGCTATTGTAGGATTGGCGCAAAATTATGTTGGTTCGAATAATATCAATCTGTTCCAACCCAATGGTCAGTTTGGTACACGTCTTCAAGGTGGAAAGGATAGTGCATCCGAAAGATATATCTTCACACAACTTTCTACATTGACACGTCATTTGTATCCACAGGAGGATGACGCGATTCTTACCTATTTGGATGATGACGGACTTCCGGTTGAACCTGTTTATTACGCACCGATTATTCCCATGGTTCTTGTGAATGGATCGAAAGGTATTGGTACAGGATTCTCGACGGAAATTCTTCCTTATTATCCTCCTCAAATTATCCATTACATTAAACAGAAACTTAATGGTGTCGATGTTTCGGGATTGGACTTTACACCTTATTATGAAGGATTCGCTGGAAGTATTCTACGCCTTTCGGACACTAAGTTTCTGGTTTGTGGTAAGTACCAAGTGATTGGCATCGATAAAATCCGTGTTGTAGAACTACCGATTGGATTTTGGACAGATGACTTTAAAGAGCATCTTGAAAATCTTACGGCAAATGTAGATAAAAATGGTAAACGTGTGAATCCTGTTGTCAAGGAAATTGACGACATGAGTAAATCGACAAATGTGAATGTTGTTATTACATTGATGCCTGGTATGCTACAACAATTGGAAGGCAAAACGATTGACAATGGATGTAATAATCTTGAGAAGACGTTCAAACTTTTCACTACGTTTACCACCACCAATATGCACATGTTCAACGCAAGCGAAAAGCTAAAAAAATACACATCAGTACCTGAAATCATTGATGAATATTATGTTACGCGTCTAGAGCTTTACCAGAAACGTAAAGATCATATTCTTGAAATCCTAGAAAAACAACTAAAGATTTGCTCAAACAAAAGCAAATACATTCAAGAATTACTAGACGAGACACTTGATCTACGTAAAAAATCAAAGACGGCTATTATAGAAATTCTTCAGACGAAGAAATATGACGTTATCGATAATGACGATGACTATAAGTATCTTCTTAAAATGCCAATGGATAGTGTTAGTGAGGAAAACGTAGAAAAACTCAAGGCAGAGTTTCAAGATAAGCAAAATAAATATAATGATCTTGAAACGACACATATTCAAGATATGTGGATGAATGAACTCGAAATTCTCGACAAGGAATATGACAAGTTTATTAGTGCGCACCGAAAAGCAATCGAAAATGAAAATCTAAACAAGCCAGTTAAGAAGAAAAAGTCAAAGACATCGGCATAGGAGTAGGAGTTGATGGCGGTACCTTATCTTTATTACAACATGTTGTTAAACATCTGTTTTTTATTGCCCGGCGCGTTGCCGCACTACGTGGAATACCTACATTACTCGTATATGTATATTCACCTATACCACGGGCATTACTATAAATAATCGAATTAATTGGAATGTGGCGTAATGGCATATTCTTATACACTAACAATAAAAAAAATAAACAAATATGAAAATAATATAAATATTTACATACAAAATAAACAAATATGAAAATAAATCCTGACAAATTTGCGAAAATATATTTATCTATTATTGGTGGTTCAGCTGCTACACATAGTATATATAATATGTATAATGCTCCATTTCAATACAAACAGGATTGTATAGACACATATCATTATAAAAATCATAAATATGATTCAAATGTAGAAAAACCAACACTTAATAGATTTGTAGATAAACCGAATAATTTAGGTATTTCTATGTATGTTATGGAGGCATTAGGTATTGGATTTTTTAAAGGTATATGGATGGGAGTATTTTTTCCAATTACTATTCCCACTTCAATATATAGTATGATGATTGAGACTGAACTTGCGGAATTAGAAAAAGTTACACCCTTCAAGGGTGTAAAATGAAATTATATACTAATCTACCATGAACAAAACCACCTCCTTCTACCTTCTTTCATGTACTCGACGTTTCGTGAATCCTTAATCCATGATGCGTCATATTTTTTCTTATTATTTTCAGTGGCTTGTATAATCATATATAAATCAAGATCTAAACAACACTCACTACAACTATTATTACTACTACTACTACTACATCTTAAACACACAAAACGTTTACACATCATACAACATTTAATTGATGGTATAAAATCACATGTCTGACATATCAATGTTATCGCATCAGGAGGTTTAATTATCAAGGGCATTATTGCACCTCGCCGCGTCAGCTTACGCAATTCTACATCAACACTATATGGTATCACTTGCTTCATCTTGGTTGAATATAAAGTATATCATTATATTTGTATCAATTTTTAGAACCACGGCTTTTGCTCTAGTTGCTTGTTGTTTGGTTTTGACATTACAGGGCGCGCAATTGGATTTGGTAATGTACTAATATCCTCCTTATACTTTATATAACCCTGGGCTTCTCCATATACTTGAGGAATCGAATAATTTAAAACAATTTCATTTAGGTGTTTAATTTGTCCCTTAATGTCATTTGGCAAGTTTGTACTATTTTGTAAGAATATACTTCGCATAATCGTCTTTAAACTATCGTCATCTTGATATCCTACAATGTAAGTATTATTGGACATTTTATAAACACCTGCGCGTATTCCATTCTGAATAATTGTTTGATTTTCCAGAGAGAAAAAGGTTTTAGACAATGTTGTATCATAGTATGTCCCATTCATTGCTTCATGGAAAGAAGAAGAGTTATTCGGTATCTTATCTTGAAAATGTAAAGATAATGTCTCTGCGCCACCCATAACATTTATACGTCCGTTATATTGCTGTTTCTCCATACTCATTATATTCATTTTATATAAAAAAATATTCGTTATTTTATATATGCCAGACTTTAAAAAGACATTGTTGATGGTAGCGGTAGTTGTTTTGATAATATCCCTAATATTTTTAGGCGTTATGATGTCATCCAAATCAAAAGATGCCAAATGGCCTCCTAAAGTGGCTGGGTGCCCTGATTTCTGGCAAGAAATGTCCGGTAAAAAACCCAATGGTGATGATTTTGTTAAATGTAATAACGTACATAATTTAGGCAAAAGTTCGTGTAAGAAGGACATGGATTTTTCTTCAACCACCTGGGCTGGTTCAGAAGGCGAATGTAGAAAATCTAATTGGGCAAAGGGATGCGATATTACATGGGATGGTGTAACCAACAATAGTGCCATTTGCGATTAATCTAAATATTTAAGAGTAAAATGAACATAAAAAATATAATTGTGTTATAACATGACAGATTATAATACAATTTTAGATAGAAATAAAACATATGACGATATAAGCAAACAACTTTACGAATTTGAACAAAATAAACACGACATAACACAAAAAAGAGGGTTTTACGTTTACGGAGACTCAGGTGTCGGTAAAACCAAATTTATAGATGACCTACTTAAGAAGCATGATTATTACATTGTTCGTTTTGATGCAGGCGATGTACGAAATAAAAGCATAATAGATACAATTACAAAACAAAATATGAACGATAGAAATGTAATGGATATGTTTAACAAAAAAAAGAGAAATATAGCGATTGTTATGGATGAAATAGATGGAATGAATAGTGGTGACAAGGGAGGTATTAATTCACTTATTAAATTAATACGACCTAAGAAAACCAAAAAGCAGAAGGAGGAAATTTCTACCAATATTCCGGTTTTTTGTATAAGTAATGGTAAAATCGATAAGAAAATGAAGGAGCTTATGAAGGTATGTAACATTCATAAATTATTAAATCCGTCTAGAGAACAAATACATACATTGGTTAAAAAAACATGGGGTGATATACACGAACGTAATATAGAAACGATATACAATTACGTCCAATCCGATTTACGAAAACTACATGATTTACGTGCGATCCATTCAAAATGTGATATTTTCAATGACAGCACGTGGAGTTATCTATTTAATAGCAAGTGTTACTACGATGATGCAAAGGAACATGTTAAAATTATATTAAACCAACAACAACCAATCGCTAGTCATAATTGTAATCTTAATGAAACGGATAGGACTATCATATCCCTTTTACTACACGAAAATATTATTGATGTTATCAATAAAGGCAATACATTCACCAGTATCCCATTTTATATTAAAATACTTCGAAACTTCTGCTTTGGGGATTATGTTGATCGGATCACTTTTCAAAAACAAATTTGGCAATTCAATGAAATGTCTTCACTAATTAAAACATACTATAACCAATATCTCCTACATACGCAATATAAACCTAAAAATGTATATAACCCTCAAGAAATACGATTCACCAAGGTATTAACAAAATACTCTACAGAATACAACAATGCTACATTCTTACAAACATTATGTGAAAAAATGAATCTAGACAAAAAAGACATGCTTCTATATTTTTACAGACACCAAACTTCTTCCAACGATGATGTGTTTTTATCACGACTTGACAAAAATTATGATGTTTGTCGATTAGATGTACATCGCATTAATAAATTTATTAATATAAATTTTCGTGACGAAACAGAATCACATGTATCACTTTAATTTTGTCTGTATAATTTGATGATCTCATGGAAGCGCCAATCATTAGCAGCCCTCTTCAGCAGCAGCATCATCAACATCAGCAATCGTTTTCTGCTGAAATGTATTTAGTATTTTGTCCATTGCGTTGGTACATGCTTTATTGCTAGTAAATACCCACCACCCCGACATTGAACCTAGAGGACCAACGTCTTCTACTGATTCCTTACATATTTTTGACAATTCGTCCGTTGTAAATAAATCATCTAGTTTGAATGTAAAATGTTGCTTTTTAACAAATTCTACCACTTCGTTGGTCGCTTCTTCGAGCGAAGGAGCAGGGATTTCAGAATAATGATCTAGCATTTTGATAATGTGGATAAAATCACAATATGTAATTTCAATTTATATCTAAATTTATCTTCTTCTAAACTACAATATTCAAATATATACACCTTTGAATATTGTATTATCTTTTGCGTCTAGTCTTTCGTCGTTTAGTCTTTCGTCGACTAGTCTTTCGTCGTTTAGTCTTTCGTCTACGCTTAGTCGATCGAACTGATCCACCCTTGCTACGATTGAACATACGCCCAAACATACCCTTCTTCTTGGGAGGCGGGTCCGCTGCTTCAGTGGCAGCTGTCGTCAAATCCTCGCCACGATTGAACATACGCCCAAACATACCCTTCTTCTTGGGAGGCGGTGATACTGCTTCAGTGGCAGTATTGGGTGCCTCGACCACATCCTCCGAAGCAACAGCGACAGCAGCACTGGGCATTTGCGACTTACGAATATAAAAACCTGATAGTCCAGTCATCTTATCAATATGTGCACGCGTTCGTCCAGTTCCTTTTGCGTCATCTTTGATATTGAGATCCTCATCATCCCATGTGAACACTTGTTTGCCATTTTCACCTTGATATACAATGCGTTGTTTGAAAATCCTATTGGTAGCTGAAATCAGTCTGAACACTCTAACATGTGGTGGATTATTTTTTTTAATATCTGTTAGGTCCATCATATTATCAAATGTCAATTTTGTATATCGTTCTGGATCGGTTAACTGATCAATAGACCTAGGGTCCAATACATCAGAATTATTTTCATCTGAATCAATTATAGGTTTAGAATCAGAAGTGGGAACAGGTAAAGACATTATATTGTATAATGTAATCAAACATTTTTATTTTCTAATAAAAGTATGTCATTAATATTAATGCCGCACCTCCTCCCGCATATGTAGGACCTAAATCACCTAACGCGTATTTTGTTAATAATGCGAAATAGGCACATAATACATACTTCATACGTTTCTTTATGTTGTGCCATATAAACATACCACCACTAAATTCTTTCATCTCCTCATTAACTTTAAAAGGGAACTTTTCTGTTTCAATGAATGGATATATAATCAAAAAGAATAACGTTGACAATGATTGTACTATCGCTCCTCCAAAAACCAATATAGGCGCAGCAAAAAATGCCAACATAAATGTAATTATTGGAAACCACAATTTGAACATTGAACGCGCAATTAACTTTCCAAGTTTTGTAAGAACGCCTATAGCATGACTAGCAATACCATACAAAGGAGTTATATGTAGAAGAAGATAAACTACAATAGGACCAAGCCAGAAACTAACAGAATCGTTTGCCATTGTCTCAAACATATATTCTAATCCCAAACGTCCATTCGAATAAGAAAATGCCATAACTGCTACAGCCCAGCGGGTTAAACGATAATTAAGTGGTTCGTAATATACGTTTTCTTTATTACACAAAACGCTATTTTTATATGGAAATGACCATTCTTCTAAACTATGTTTTGCATAGACAGAAAATGGAACCTTACCCTTTTTTTTATTCACTGCATTATCTACACCTTCCAATTTAGACGAAATATTTTGACCCATGTATTTTTTCCCCATATCGCTAATCTTTTTAACCCCTTTTTTAAATGTAGAAGATGCCTTATCTATACCACACCCCATTAATCCGAAATCGCTCATAAATGGCGGTTTTGTAATATCGGTACCACCTAAACCTCCTCTTTCATTAACTATTTTAGTTAGATATGCAAATGAACTACCAATAAAAATAAAAACTAAAAAACGAATTGTCCCATTTAATACATTTGTTCCAAATGATTTATAATCAGGGGATTTTTCAGAATTACTTGATTCCTTTTCATCTTCAGCTGGTTCCTTCGTATCTTCTTCGGTCGTTATTGGTGGATTTTCAGTTGTTTCTTTAGGTTTTTCTTCTGTAGCCGACATATATTAAAACTACATAAAAGTTTAGTAATCAAAATTATATCTCCATTAAAATATATATATGAAACTAAAACGATCACATGCGTTAGTATTATTTTTCCTATTACTTGCGTTCTATGTTTATTTTTATAAAATAAACAACATTCTTGAAAAGATGTCCTCTATGTATCGTCACGCCCCATATAGTAATTGTAGTAAAGAGAAATGTTATCAGATGTGTCAGAACGACGAGACTTGTCTTCAAGGACACGATGAATGTGTGGGATGTAATATCGAACGTACAAAATCGTCAACGTACAACCCGGTTGTTATATCAAATACGCAAACATTAGAAACAAATACACCATTACTTAAGAAACTTTCCCCTTCAGTGATTATTGTAAATAATAATCCCAACCTTGAACAGGTACCAATTATACAAAATCATGATCCCATGTTTGCCCCTCAACGTACTACAGGCATGTTATCAGATTCAAATGTATATAACTAATTGCTATATAGTAGCCCACAATTACCACCAATAAAGGATAATATATTATAACGTTCCTCTATTAATGTCATATCGTAATTGTAATCGTAAATAGACCAAGAAGGTTTATTTACACCAATTATTGTACCATCGCCATCACATATGTTTAAGAATTGCGCATTGGGATCTAAAGGTGGTATATATGTAATTACCTCTAGTTCTACCTTTCCGAATTTATTCAAGTTAATTGCTCCTGAAGGCTGGTGTTCATATATATCAGTGTTTAGGCAGAAATTATAAAAATACAATCCGTCTACAGGATTACCCTTTGAACGAGAAAATGGTTCCAAATAACGGAATATACCTGCAGGCAATACATTTTCACGATAATTACCATCCAATAATATACCAAATTCTTGTAATATTTCCTTTTTATTTCCATGGAAGTATTCACCGGTTGAATGTATTTCTCCTATTTCAGCAAGTGTTAATGATGTATTGATCGTTAGCCCGCTATCATCAACAATCGATCTAATGTTTTGCGGGAGTGTATTATACGGCCAATTAGAAAAATTCGACCATTGATTACGTAATTTAATGTCACTTCGCTGAAAATAAAACATCCAGCTAGATACCAGTCCATTTGTCTCTACTTCGATACGTTTACTACCTGTAATATTTAAGAACTTGTATTCATGAATTTCTTTAAATAAATACTTTTGCTCTTGTGCCGCAAACAAACGCGCTTCGTCATCAGCTAAAAATCCATATGTCGATATTAAATGTATATCCGTATTCCAATTGTTACGTTTCTCTATAAAATCTTCTGGATTTAATTCAATTGAAGGAGGCGATTGTAAAAATCTATGTAACAACATATAATCATTATTGAAATTAGGTTGAACTCGTGGATAACCTTCAGCCTTATTTTTTACATCACGGATTGTAAACAATTCACTTACAGGGCGAAAAGTTACATTAATATGTAATTCATTGTATTGTAGTGCAACCAAAGGGAATGACATTTTACTACTCGACCCAAACCACGCCATTAAAGGTATGTATATTTTTCGTCCGTCTATAGATGGGTGTGATCCTGATTCACTATTAGATGGCATGGCGGATGGATAACGCCTTAATCGCCCAAATGCCTCGGCAGGGAATTTAAGTTCGGTTACATTGCCAGTCATTTCGTTAAAATGGTTTTTCTTGTGTGCGTCAAAATCGCGTTCAACAATAGAACGAATATAACTTCCAGAATATGTTTGAATTTTTTGACCACCTGACGTGATCGAAATCTCGCGTATCATTTCAGTACCTATATTTTCTATCCACTGAAACTCATATGGTATTTGCTCATTATCACTATTTGTATATACGGGACTCCATATCATAGGCAATGTCATTAATACATATGTGTCCATTAACAAATCTGCGTAGCGTGGTATTTTAAAACGAAAATGCGAGTCTTCGTTTAAACGCAATGTCCTCAAACCATCGTAATCGATTCTAAATTTTTGAAGTCCAAAATTGGTGTGTTTTGCATACTTCATTTTAAAGAACGTCTTTGACGGATTGCCATTTATAATTATATTTTGAGTACCCATTGCTACTAAATTTAGCAAACCTCCTGCCATTGTATATATATTGATATCATTTATAAATGTTTTTTTAATATATTATTAATATTTTTAATAATAATATATATTATGAAATCTCAGCTTTTTTACATTGAGCCCAAACTAGATATGATCGTTACATTTTTAAATGATATTGAATCATTCAGACAAAATAAATACATAATAACACCGGTTACATATAAACAAGCAGAGTATCGTAATAAAATTTCCCCGTTCATAAACACAATTAGACCCTATTATCATAAGTCTAAACTTCACTATCTGGATAACATAAATTATAAACGCCTTCTCACTATAGTACGCCAATTATGTAGACATTTACATATTTATTATAAATCAGAAATAAAATACATAGGATCGTCTTACTTTATAAATTATCATATTTACATTCAAGATGATCTATTAGTCAAGTGATAGTTTTAATTGGCGAGCTAAATAAAAATCGCTTTCCAATACACCTTGGACATTCAATGATACCAACCAATTATATTTTGTTCGTTTCAGTATATCATCACGTGGTATAAGTATTCCAACATTGGTTTTATGTAATGTGATACAATTGTTCTCTTGTGAAAATAAATCCTCCATAGGTATTGTTTTATTTTCGATGTCCTTAACACCTATTATACGTCCGTCTACCATGGTTATTTCATTCTTTTGTAACATATCGTAGAGAAACCGCTCATGTTGCCCTAAAAACATTGTTTCTTGTGTTACGTCTCGGCTCAAATTTTCTTCTAAAATGCGAACTAATTGTTTCATCGAATCGTTGTTTTTTAAACAACCAAACATCTCGAATGATGGAAATACCTTGGTTTGAACAGATACACTTGAATTCGTAGTCAGATTTTCTATAAAGAAAGGACGCTTGATCGATGTCATACTTTGGTACATGTTATTTAAATTCTTGGTACAGAGAAAACTCACTGGTGTTATCATACCCCCATAAAATAAAATTAGTTTACATAAACCCAAATAACGAACATATTGTATTATGGGTTCAGGTAATCGTGACATATCTATAATCCAGTCAGGGACCAATTTTGCAAAACTATCGTCGTCAATTAAACATATATTGAAATCTTTACCGCATTTGTCAATCAATGATCGGACACATACAGACAGATAAGGCTGGTTTAGATTAGTCGTATTTCGTGAGCCAAAGCTTTTCCATTGACGTGCGTTTATCTTATAAGGTACATGTATCCACATAGTTGGGTTTTTTGATTTTGCGATAGATGAATCATTTAATAAATATTCACGAATCTTTTTATAGTTGTCCTCTTCCTCAGAAAGCCGGGTTTTTTCATCATATCTGTTATATAAAAGTCCAACCATCGTTAAAGAGAAAAACGCCAATACAAATCTATTTATTCTATCGTTGAACATATAGCATAAATAGATATTTTTATTTTTTTATTTCTAACATTTTCAGTTGACTCCAAAACATATTCGTTTTTTTATTTGAGTCCTCCTCTTGTTTTGCTAGTGCAAATGCCCTATGCGATGCACCTTGTGTATCTTTAATGTTTTTATTTCTCAACATTTGTTCACTTACATTCTTGTCTGGTATATCAATGATTTCATTCTGTCGTACTCGTGAAAGCTCATCTGCGTCCCTAAATTGGGTACGGGTTTGTAATATACTTGATGATACAGGAATCAATGTTTCTTCATGTGCCTTTTTCACATCTTCGTATTGGAATTTGCTAAATATGTTTTCATTTGAAAAATTGTCGGTGTTATCCATATATATTGATGTTCCACCGGATGGGGTATATTGTTCGAGATCGTAATTAATCAACGCCTGTTTTTCAGATAACATATGTTTTTCCTTCTCTATATATTCATTCATCTGACCCATGTTAGTCACACTGGGTGTCGTTTGTTCTGTTTCTGTTGATAACCAATCACCATGTCCATCTTCATTTTTATCGTAATATTTGTCGAAAAGACGATTAAACCAACCATTAAAGTTTTCCTTTTTATTCATTTGTTTTATTAGTTCATTGTTCGAATCATTTGAATCTTGTACAATGACTCCATAATCATCGTCAAATGATTTTTTCGATTTACAACGAAATTCGTGTACATGGTATATTAGTTTATATGCGTTTGAATAAAACAGGAAGTATTTATTGGGTAATTTTGATTTATCTGGATGTGTCATAAGAACAACTTTTTTTGCCCGTTTCATATCATTGACATCAAAATCATACTCTAGTTTGAAGAGTGCCAATAAATCTTCATATGTGTAATTGTCTATATTTAAATCCGTATCGATATCCGGTTGATTCATAAATAATAAAATTATTATTAATTATGAAATCTAATGTATTACATAATACCCAAATTATTTTTAAAAAAATCATGTATTTGATGTAAATCTGTTCCAGAGACGCTATCATCAGGTATGTAACTTATGTTTCCCGCATGATAACATAGTATAGTAGGTATACCCTGTACCATTTTTTTTGTTTTCAAAAATGCGAATAAATCAGAACTTACATCAACATCTAGGTCGAATGTAAGGATATGCTCTGGCATTTTTTCAAACACGTCTCGGACAACATCGGCTATAATTGCACAAGGTTTGCACCACTTTGCACCCAATTTAATGAATATTAGTCCAGGATTTTGTTGTAATACTTGCATTAAATCCTTACGAGTTTTCAGTTCCATATAATAATATATGTTGTTATATTTTAAACCATAATTTCACAAATAAAAAAAAACTCAAAAACAGGGCTAAAAGTTTTTTATCGATTTCCATTTTGGACATTTTTGGATGTCCTTTTTACCCTTCGACAACTACTTGTAAAAACGTGAATGTACGACTTTCTTGAAAGAACTACATATAAGGTCTGATTAATAAATCGAAAATAACGTGTTGTTACCAACCGGTTTTTATGTGTTTTTAGGAAAACTGATATAAAGTACTTTTCTGTTCAAAATATAGATGAATTCTTTGAACAAAAAAGTACCAAAAGTACTAAAAAAAAAGGAGTGTGAATTTTATTGTATTAAGTGTGACTATAACTCGAGTAGTAATTCGAATTATAAGAAACATGTCATGACTAGAAAGCATATTTTGAACGCTTCTTTGAACGAAAAGTACTCCGATTATACATGTGAGTTTTGCAACAAAACATACAAGAATCGTAATGGTTTATGGTATCATAAAAAGAAATGTAATGTAATTAATGGGGATAATGAAATTGTCTCAGATATAGATGTTATCGATGTATCATCGAATGATGTAGTTAAACATGTTTCAGATGATGATAATATGTACAAGGAAATGTTTTTATCCATGGTGCATGAAAATAAAGAAATGCGAAAGACGATTCATGATTTGATTCCACGCATAGGAGACAATAATGTTACAAATATGTATCAATCGACAACAACTAATCATAACCATTTTAATATGAATATTTTCTTGAATACGCAATGTAAAAATGCATTGAATCTTGCCGATTTTGTACAATCGTTGCAATTACAGGTGGAAGATTTGGAGAATAATGCGAAATATGGTTTCGTTGAAGGTATGTCGAAAATATTTATACGTGGACTACAAGCATTGGATGTATATAAACGTCCTATTCACTGCTCGGATGGAAAGAGAGACACATTGTATGTCAAGGAGAATGATGCATGGAATCGCGAAGAGGATGACTATAAAAATATGAAGGATGCTATTGTTTCCATCAAACGTAAGAATTTGCAGAAGATGGATGAACTGATTAATGATAATCCTGATGTGCCCATAGATAACAACCAGGAAATGCAGTATTTGAATATTTTGTCCAATTCGATAGGAAGCGAAGAAAATAAGGATAAGGATTTTAATAAAATTATCAAAAATGTTGCCAAAGAGGTAATTGTTGATAAGAAAAATACACTATAGAATAGATATTTCACGTGTTAATGTATCTATGTTTAATTCGGGAAATTCTATATGACTTTCAAAGAAATATTTTGTGTATGCCCATGTCATTTCATATGGTCCATCCACGTTGAATTTATCATGTAACATAGCGGAAACATTCGCAGGAAGTAAGTCGTAACTAGATGTAGGTATTACATACGCGAGTTGAACAATGCTCTGTACAGGACGCGCTTGTTTCATTTCTATTAATTCGGTTTCAAAGAAAGGAATGTATTTAATAAGGTCCTTGAATAGCGGGGCATAATTATAATCATATTTCCAGTGCCAATCCTTGCAACCAGTTGTGTAGTATGAAAATGTCCATTCCAATGCTTCAAGATAATTAAACGATATATTTTTTATTCTATCACTATCATTGTTAATATGGAACAACATTTTGTAGTATCGTGACTGCCAACCAGGTTCATTTGGATTTATGAAATGTTCGGTACTTCTTTCGAAACTTGGCATTACTTGGAACTTGGACCATATTTCATCTTCAGTCGTATTTGGTAAATAACGTTTTTCCAATTTGTGTTTTTTGTTATGTTCTTCTTGAAATAATTCTTCTTCTTGTTCTGATAATAGGGTTACATATTTTCGTACATTATTCCAAACAATGGCACCATCTTTAGTAAGACAAAAATTCTTCTTTGATGAATATAAAAACTTGTATTTGTCCAATAGTACATGAATCCCATTTTGACGAATATTAAACGCCGGATGATGCGGCATAAAATCGTTACCTAGCATGAAGCATATAAAAATATAATCGTGAATTAAATTGTTATCATTTTTGTTATGCGTGGGTGTCATAGTGTCAACAATTTTTTCTGCAAGCAAACAAATATCTAATGTATATACTTCGTTCGGATTGAGTGTTTTATCAATCTGTTTGATGAATTGTGGTGTTTCACGATATAGATTTAATGTATTACATAGATGCTTATGGTGTAGACATAACATAATTAAATCGGCGTCGAGACCATATACAATCGTGTTTGAGTTCTTGTGAAATTCCTTTTCGGAACGAATCTTGTTGAAAATTTTATGCTCTCCTTCTCCAGGTTCATCGCTACCCGAAAATCCGAAACGAATGTTCTTGGTTTTAGTAATATTCTTTGAGATAAAATATTCGTGAATATAATTATTCAAGTTATCCATAAATATAGTTCCAGGTGTAATAGAAGTTGTGTTCCATTTCATATCTTGAGGTTGTGAAGGTTTTATTTGTTTTTCCATTTCATTTGTGAACCATGATTTATAGCGTCTTGTTTTTTGCTGGTTCAGTTTCGCTACTGGTGCAACACCATCCAATGCAATCAATACATATTTTGGTTTGATAGTTAGACAATAACCATCAATCACCTCACATACGCGATGTATGATTTGTTTTTCATATTCCTCTTTATTACCCGTAAATTCAATGCTATGTACACAATCGTAAACAATCGAATTTGAATCAATGTATAAATTGTCTACTGAATCTGTTACATACTTTTTTATTATCTGTGGATAATTTTTTATTATAAACGCAAAGTAACTAGGAATACCCATACATAATTTGGTAGAATAGTTTTAAATGGTATTGAAAGTAACATAACAGAATGTTTAGTGATGTTGAAGTTGAAGTTGTGGGGTTTTTAAGATATAAATTCTATTTAATAATCTAAATATACTATTATGACAGAATGTTTCGATACTTATATTTTGCTTCGCAACCAAATGTCGAGCGAATGTCTGGAAAATAATGAGAACGCTCACGATATAGTGATGAAGCGTATTTCAAAAACAAAAAATGTTTTAAAACGCCTTTACACAAACTTGAAAAGGTATCAAAAGGAGGAAATGTTTCAAACAACAGAAGTATCTATTATATTCGAGGAGGCGAATATTTTATTTGATAAAATAATTGGCTTGGAAGTTGCTATTAAAAATAACACTATTGATATTTCGACATGCGTTAGTGAATTACAAATTATCGTTAATAAAATTTCTTCGTTTATGAAGACAAATGGATGTATGAATCTGTATGATATGATCACTACATGTTTTGGTGTAGAATATTTAGATAATATGGATGAGGGAAAATTAAAATGGTTTAGGCTTTTTAATAGTCATTTCAACCCAACCGGATATAAAATCGTGCTATGGAGTTTGATAAATAGGAAAAACAAAAATACTAAAAATGCAGGTTTTTTTGAAGATATACATATTGCAGAGAATGCCTCTACTATGGAGGTATACCCAATTATAAAATTTAAAAGTGAACCAATTATTTATAAGGTACATGGTGGTAAGGTAGTTTTCGTAAACGAAGCATTGGAACAAACAATGGTCGTGTATGGTTATTTCGAAGATGTACCTGTTAATTTTACATCAAATTCTTTTTTAAGAAGTAAAATGTTAACCATCAAAGATAATGTCCCATCAACAGGTGAATTCAAATCCAAAAGCTTTGATATTTTCATGTCAAGTTTAAGTTTAAGGGATATTCTTATTTATGATCAATCGACTATTTATGATATATTTGTAGGGTATAAAACATTTGTTAAACAGATGAATAATAAGCCATTATCTAAAATTACGCGTGAGTTTATGAATTACGAGCCCCTTGAAAAACGATCGACACTTATTAAATTACTAATTCATAACGATGATTTTGAATTACAATTTATGGCATATCTTCTTTATGATTTACTTACATTAGATGATAAAAGTGGTGTTAGTGCCGAACAGACCATGATTTTGGAAAGTCTGCCGCATATTATTCGTGAAAATTTCAAGGGTGCAATGAAACAAACAATTGAATATACTAATAAATTAACCAATGGTGAGGTTAAAGATAACCTTCCTTATGAACAACGTATATGTTTATTGAAGACAAGTGAATATGTGAAGGAAAAGGCAATGAATAAATTAAAAGAGTTGAAGGCTAAATCGGAAGATTCGGGATCTAAGGCACGACAATATATTGATGGACTTTTACGTGTGCCGTTTGGAATTTATAGACAAGAACCAATTCTTGATCTGATGAAGGATAATAAGCAAATTTATATTAGATATATGGATAAAATGAAGAACACAATAGATATTGTAAATGGAAGTAGTGAAAGTAATAATGGTATGGAAATTATTAATCAAATAAACAAGAAACAGCAATTTTGTAACGAATTCCACGCAGTTGAGTGTAAAGAATTTATCAACGAAATTATAGTCAGTATTAAAAAAAGAGGCGACTACCTGGAAATAATTGAACTTATAAATTTTATATGCGATGATATGGGTATTAGTAAAATAGAATATAGTAAATACAGCAATAAGACTGAATTAAAGAATGTATTGAATGTGTATATTTCCGAGAACATTGACAACCATGATTTGGTTAAACAGGTATTATCCCAACAGAAAATTAAAAACGTGATGTTTAAATATGAGTTCCCGAAAGAATTAGCGAAAATAAGAGAAAATAGAGATAAGGTTAAAGATTACCTTAGGGATATTAACAAAACACTCGATAAATCTGTTCATGGGCATAGTCATGCAAAAAAACAGATTGAACGTATAGTTGGTCAATGGGTAAATGGTGATTCGGATGGATATTGTTTTGGATTTGAAGGTCCTCCAGGCGTCGGTAAGACATCACTTGCGAAACATGGATTGGCGAATTGTTTAAAAGATGATAATGGTGAACCTCGCCCCTTTTCCCTCATTGCCATTGGTGGTTCATCTAACGGAAGTACATTAGATGGACATAATTACACTTATGTTGGTTCAATGTGGGGAAAAATTGTTGATATACTCATGGAGACGAAATGTATGAATCCCATTATTTTCATTGATGAAATTGATAAGGTGAGTCGCACTGAAACCGGTCGCGAGATCATCGGTATTCTAACACATTTGATTGATCCTACGCAGAATGATACATTTCAAGATAAATATTTTACAGGTATAGATTTAGATTTGTCAAAGGTGCTTTTTGTGTTTTCATATAATGACGTTAATTTAATGGATCGTGTGTTATTAGATCGTATTCATAGAATCAAATTTGATCATCTTTCACTTGAAGATAAAGTAACCATTTGTGAGGAGTATATGTTACCAGAGATTTACCAAAAGATGGGACAAACAAGTAATATAATTATACCTCATGCGGTCATTGAGTATATTGTAGAAGAATACACATGTGAAGCGGGAGTACGTAAAATGAAGGAGATTATGTTTGAAATTGTTGGTGAAATTAATCTCGAATTTTTAAAAATGGATAGTGATATACCATGTCCATATACCCTTTCGAAAGATGATCTTCAATCTAAATATCTTAAGAACAGAGAAATGATTAAGGCAAAGAAGGTACATACAAAATCCAGAGTTGGTATTATGAATGGCTTGTGGGCTAACGCACTTGGACGTGGTGGTGTTATTCCTATTGAAGCAAATTTTGTTATCTCAGGAACATTGTTAGAATTAAAATTAACTGGAATGCAGGGAGATGTTATGAAGGAAAGTATGAATGTTGCACGAACACTTGCGTGGAGTTTAACATCAAGTGATCGAAAGTCCGAACTGGTTAAAGAATTCGAAAAAACAAAAACCCAAGGTGTTCATATACATTGTCCAGATGGTTCTACACCAAAGGATGGACCATCTGCAGGTACAGCGATTACCGTAACCCTATATAGTTTATTGAATGATCGTAAGATCAAAAATACAATTGCTATTACTGGTGAAATGAGTCTTCAGGGTGATGTTACAGCGATTGGAGGTTTGGATTTAAAGATAATAGGTGGGATTCAAGCAGGTGTCAAGACCTTTTTATTTCCCGAAGAAAATGTTAAGGATTTTAATAAGTTCATGGAAAAGTATAGTACAAATCCTATTGTTGAAGGGATACAATTTATACCTATTTCGAGAATTGAGGAGGCGTTGGAACATGCAATTGAAGACGAATAAAGATACAATAATATGGGTTTAAAAATATTTAAATAAAATTAATATTATGAACAATGATAATAATTTTATTTCGACTCTTTCCTTTGGGCGTCAACTATGTTTGGCTAGACAAACGTGTAATTATACAATCCACGAGTTTTCGCAAATGTGTAACATGAAACTTAGACTTATCGAAGATTACGAGAACGATGTTGCTATACCTGAGAAAAAAACAATCACAAAAATGAATAAATATCTAAAAAACAAACTTCCATATGTGAAATAAAAATATAATTACATTATAATAATGGGCATGTCCTTTACATTTAGTAACATTATACAATTCTTTTCAGGTATATCTTCAATACTATTGGCGTTTTTTATGATAATGACTTCATTTTTTAACCAAGATATTAAATCGATTATCTATTTAGCAGGTGCATTTATCGCATTTATATTTAATGTTGCTGCGCTCAAACCTGCACTAGGTAACAAAATCGAGGCTGGAACACGTTCGCCTATATGTGATATCATTGATATTCCTATTAACGGCAATTTTGATGGTCCAAATGGTAATAGCGTGTTCATTGCGTATACACTTATGTATCTTACCATACCTATGTTTGAAAATAATGAAATTAATTTCCCTCTTATGATATCGATTATTACACTTTTCGGAATGGATGCCTTCTATAAACTCAATAATAAATGTACCAGTTCGTTCGGGATAGTTATAGGTGGGCTAGTAGGTGGGCTAATTGGAACAGGATATTATTATTTACTATCCAGTTTCGGATTAAAAGATGTTACATATTTTAGTGAAAATGGTAGTAATAACAGCGAAACATGTAGCATGCCAAATAAACAAACATTTAAATGTGCTGTCTATAAAAATGGAGAACTTATTAGAACGCTCTAGTTCATGTCAAAAATGTCTAAATTTGAATAAAACCATATATGGAAATCATGGATGGTTTTTTTCCTTAAGAATCCGTGAGCTAGTAACTTCATATTATTTGCATTATTCACTTTATTCCATGATATATAGAATGCATTAAATGCTTCTCCGATGCTTTCGTTTTCGTAGGTTTGTATAATATCATTTGATACATACACCTTACCTGTTTTTACGTTAACCTCGTTATGGAATTGATATATGAATTGCTTAAACATTGTCTTATTTTTAATTTGTGTATGTTTATATCCTCGTAAATATATTTGTGCGTGTTCAGAACAATATGGACATGGTAGTGAATTACATATTTTATTGAAGTGTCTCCATAATGTTGGGAAATGTTTATCATATGATTCTGCCTTAATTTTTTCAGCAAGAATGTGGAAAAATTTCCATGTGCATGGTCCCCATGTTTGCATAATGAACTTAATCTATATAAAGAGATTTATTTTAACTGAATAGGGTATAATGAATGATATTGTTAGTTGTACAGATTTTTTAGATATGTTGAATATCGACGATTCGATTGTTGATGAAGATAATTGTTGTCTTATTTCCCAAGAGGAATTAATGCCAAACCACATTACGTTGTTATGTGGACATGCATTTAATTATGATTGTATTTTGAGTGAGGTTATACATCAAAAGACCAAATATAACCCACTAGATACGACCCGGTTACGATTGAATCAACTGAAATGTCCATATTGTAGGGTTGTACAAAATAAATTGTTACCAAAGAGAGGTGAAAAAATATATAGTGTTAATTCGCCAGAAAAGTATTGTATGCGACCATATAAGTGTTGTTATGCGTTCAAGTCTGGTAAGCGTAAAGGATGTTTATGTGATAAAGAAAGTTATGAGACCATGTGTGTATCGCATATGAAAATGGCTGAAAAAAAGGGTCATGGTTGTTCGTGTGTATTAATTTCGGGGAAAAATAAAGGTAACCAATGTATGGCGGGTATCCATCAAGAAGGATTGTGTAAGCGTCATTTCACAAATAGCAGCACCAAAAAAGTGTCAGTTAAGTAACCAAAAGAAAAAATATGGAAATATTACACCTTGGACGATTCGATGTCTAAATTTAATATTCAATTTGTGCATAATATAATATTTAATCAATGTATGAATAAATATAATATAAAGGTGTTTGTTCCCATGATAACTAGATTAATAACTAGTAAAGTAATAAATGAAAAATTATCAAGGGGTCGTAAAACTAGTATGAATGTAACAAATATTGATGACAAAAAATTATTCAAAATAATATCGAAGGAAATGTTGATAAATTAAATAATATTTTTATAGTAATATATATTATATGAAATTTTTTAAAAATTTTGATTTTTCATTATTTGCTATATATTTAGTTATTATTGTTGTTATTAAACTATCATATAGTATTACATTTTTTAATATCGCATATCATCAAATATTTACAGATGTAGATGATAAATATATTGATAAATTAGATAAAGAAAATGACTGGTTAGAATGGTTATTTTTGGTTTTAGTATTTGTTTTAATGACTATATTATTTACTACATCTGATAAAGAAGTAACAATATCTGGTCATACAAAACAAATATTATCAGTTGCTAGTACGATCGGTATTTATTCACAATTTCAACAAAAAAAATTTTTTGGTTTGGGTAAATATATACCATTTCTAAATTAATATAATATAGAATGAAATGTTGATAAATTAAAAATGGAACAGATTAAATCATAATTAAACTCAATAAATTGTCTACGTCACGACCTGGGCAAGTCAAGAATGGCATTACATTCGTCATTACGTCTCTCGTCAATACGTCACTATACACGTATTTTCTGATTCCTCTATTGATAGCTAGTCGTACCTTCTCATTTCGCATCAAAGCCATGTCATAAAAGTTCTTCCATAGAACAATAAATTTTTGCATCGTGTTGAATTGCATTGCAATTTGTCTTGGTGTCATCCACCTCGTGTTAAATGTGGTAATTTTTTCGCGTTCTTCGATTTTCTGTGTTGTTTTTTTAAAAACGACGCTCATAAACTTGACAAATTCGCTTGCCGAAAGAATATTCTCTAGATGTTTAAAGTTTCGAATGATGTATAAGAAGAAGCCTCTATTCCACGAACCCAAAGCCAATGCGTTTATACCCGACCACCATCCTGAAGAGTGGAGAATTTTTTTATTAAAGATACTGGTCCGCTTTTTGAAGCGAAACTTTCGCATTACGAACTTTTCGAATTCTTCACGCGTAGGTTTAGTCATTGTGTTTTAATTATGTTTTCTACATGTAACGGAAAAAAATAAATCAATTTTTTTATTGTCCAATAAATTATGGACGGATTTTTTTGTGCGAACTTAAAAGTCCGAAGGTGTAATTAATATTCACAATTGATATTACAAGATTCAGTTGTTCGTAAACAATACTCGATTTGATAACCCAGTATATATCTTGCTAAGAATACACGTAATTGTTGCTTTTTATTATCGTCGGTATTTGTATCGTCATCATTTATATACTTCATTGGTTCGTTAAACACTCCTGTAAATGCATCTAATATTTTATCATTTTGTTCAATCTTTTCAAATTCAATGATAATTTTTTCAGGAATTTCTTTTTTCAATAATTCCATATTCTTTACTAATTCTTCATAATGCGTTTCTTTATCTAGAATATATCCTTGAGAACTATCTTCATAATACAAACATTCGTCTTCGTATTCTCCCTCGTCTGTAGCAGCCTCAATATGTTCACGTATACAATCATAACAATCCCTACAATATTTTTCTGAATCAGTATCTACTGAACAATGGCATACTTTCCAACTATAATCTTGGATTGGGCTGATGGTTACTAAATTTTCGACATCACCGCTTTCTTGAACAGCAACCCAAAATTTTCCTTGAATATCGCCATCATAGAAACGTCCCATTTTATAAATATATATACGTGATTGTTTAATTTATCATAATGATTCAATTTTATATGAAAATGTCTGTAATTTGTATTGTATACATTTTTTTCATATATGTATCTAATTAATGAAATGACTACTTGTGTGGAGGAGCGATACCAACTATGCATACATTTGTATCTTATCAAAAAGGAAACGGATAAGAGAAACCGAAAAACAAGGAAGAAGGGAATAAATTACATAAACATGTAGATATATTCGCCATACCTTCACATATAAAAATAATGTTTGGACCATTTCTTAAAACTCCACTATACACTCATATTCACACTCTGGTAGGACATACTAAAAGTGTGTATTGTCTCACTCTTCACAAGAACAAATTGTATTCTGGGAGTATGGATAAAACTATCCGGGTTTGGACCATTTAATATAATTATAAATATAAACATAAATATAAAACCTTTAGTAAATTTATGGAGACAAAGACAGAACTCGTGAAGGTTGTTAAGGAATGGGTTGTCATGGATAATAGTATACGTGAGCATCAACAAATTGTTAAGGATATGAAACTAAAACAGAAAAATGTATCTCAAAAGTTAATGGAGACAATGAAGACAAATGAAATAGAATGTTTTGATATCAATAATGGTAGTTTAGTATATAAAAAAAATAAGACAAAGAAGGCATTGAATAAATCAACATTATTTAGCATTTTGAACATATATTTCAAGGGAGATACGAATAATGTAGAGGAACTTGGAAAGTATATATTAGATAATCGTCAGGAGGTAATTAAGGAGACTATACATCGCAAAATAGATAAATAATATGCTGGTTAAATATATGAAGTCGTTAAAGATGACATTAGTTGTAGTAGTTGCGATAATTCTTTTGAATTTTATTATACCAGAGTTAATGTCCATTGTTGATGTAGGATATCAGTCATACGGAAGTTATTTGCAGTGGTTTACATTGTTGGGATTATTTTATGTTATTTTACCAGATAAACAACCTAGTATATTTACATAAAATTGATATTAATTTAATAGTGATTGTTACTATTAAATTAATAAGATGGAAGGACGCATTAATCAAAAGTTTGGCGATTACATTCAGGAATTCAAGAATTCTGTCATTGAGGTAGTGAAAAAGCAAGGTATACCTCAAGATGCGCTTGAGAATATTATTCAAATTGTATATGATTATGACAAATTTAAGTTGATGAAGGAGGATCTGGTCAAGCGCAAGCGTGTTAAGAATACGATACCTCTACACGATAGATGCTGTGCGAAACGTGCTAGTGGGGAGCAATGTACTAGGCGTAAGAAGGATATATGTGATTATTGTGGCACTCACGAGAAGGGTAGACCACATGGGGTTGTTGTTGGTGATACCGATGACAATGCCGTTGAAGAGACGATCAAATGTGAGATATGGGCGCAAGAAATCCGAGGTATCGTTTATTATATCGACATTAATTACAATGTCTATAACACAGAAGATGTAATAAGTAATGTTGTCAATCCAAAGGTGATTGCAAAGTATTCTAGAATCGCTGATGTATATAGTATTCCTGAGTTTAATGTATAGATTTATGGTGGGTTGTGTGGTCCTTTAAAAAAATTGACTTACTTTTTTTATTCTTGATGTGTTGTAAATTAATTCAACAACATGGAGTATACTACTATTGACGTTACCAGATTTGTTACCGACGCCGTTCATATGGTGTGCCAGGAACACAAGATTGACAACAATGTCGATATCAATATTTTGATTGAGAAGTTGTTGTCAGCTAAGAATGCTGACAATAATGTGCGTGTCGATACTGACATTCTTCCTATCCAGAATGATTCTTCTGAACTTATGGATGTAAAGGAGGATACAACCAATGTATTAGATGATAAGCAAATGGCTATTCAAGCTAAGGAAGCCGAAAAGCTACTAAAGATTCAAGCCAAAGAAGCCGACAAGCTAATAAAGCTTCAAGCCAAGGAAGCCGAAAAGAATGCGAAACTCCAGGTCAAGGAAGCCGAAAAGCTAGTAAGGCTACAAGCTAAGGAAGTCGAAAAGCAAGCCAAGGAAGCCGAAAAGCTAGTAAGGCTACAAGCTAAGGAAGTCGAAAAGCTAGCGAATATTCAAGCCAATGCCTCCGATGATAAGCAACAAGCTATTCAATCCGAAAAGCTAGTTAAGCTTCAGGCAAAGGAGGTCGAAAAGCAAGCGAAGATTCAAGCCAAGGAAGCCGAAAAGCAAGCGAAGATTCAAGCTAAGGAGGTCGAAAAGAAGGCTAAGGAAGCCGACAAGCTAGCGAAGATTCAAGCCAAGGAAGCCGACAAGCTAGCGAAGATTCAAGCCAAGGAAGCCGACAAGCTAGCTAAGAAGCAACCGACTGGAAAGCGTGGTCGCCCAAAGAATGATAATTCTGTCGTTGCATCAGGAGATTATATCGAATCGGTCCAGGCGCAGAGTGTTGATCTCATTAGTAATCTTGCCAATGATATAAAACTAACTGGTACGGATGACGAGCCAACTGAAAATGTTCAGGTGAGACTTTTTGAGTATGATGGTACCATGTATTACAAAAGTGACGATCATGTTCTGTATGATTATGCGAATCAGGATGAATTTGGTATGTGGGATCCTATTGAGAACGAGATTGTTGTGAATAAAAAATAAAATTAAAATAAAAATAAAATTAAAAAGTATTGGTTTATATGTTTTTTATTCGATGGAGCATGTAAATTTATATAATTTTTTACAAACCTTTATTTTCGTGTGGTGTGCATATTTTGTAGTAAAAAAAGACTATAAAGGTGTCTAATTAAATTAATTTATTTAAGTAAGTTAAAATTTACAATGTGATATCTTGTTGTTCCTGAAGTGTAAAT